GCTAACCCCTTAACTTTGGTTGGAAAATGTAGTTTCCATTTGAGGTCCCTAGATCCAGCCAAAAATTGATCAGTTTGAGAGGTGGGATGCAGTTGGGGACACACATCTCAATCTCATTCGTGGTACATCACAGTCTCTGGGTTATTTTAGGACAGCTAATCCCTTAACTTTGGTTGGAAAATGTAGTTTCCATTTGAGGTCCCTAGATCCAGCCAAAAATTGATCAGTTTGAGAGGTGGGATGCAGTTAGGACACACATCACAATACCCATTCGTGGTACGCAGGCATGCCAATGCAAACTCAAACAGTTCCATTTCAATTTACTGGCCAACTCTATCCATTTCAGGAAAAAGTCCTTGAATGGAGTCAATCAATCCACCGGGGAATCATCGGGTTGGATATGGGTCTGGGTAAGACAGTCATCATGTTGGCAATGATCGCCCAGAAACAGTATCAACACACGCTGATTGTCGTTCCCTTGTCCATTATCCAGCAATGGAGGCAATGCGTCTCTAAGTTTACCACCTTACCCGACTCACAAATGGCCATCTATCAGGGTCCATCTCGCCTTAAACTGGATCTCGCCCAATACACAATCGTTCTGACCACATACGATGTGGTCAGATATGATTTCATTAACCGTCAATCACCCCTCTGGAAAGAGGGTCATCCAGTGTTTGACTGCCTCGTCATGGACGAGGCACACATTCTGCACAAAAAACGTACTAAGATCTATGCGGTCTGTGAACAATTGAAAGATACTCTTCACCCAGAGCAAGCTATCTGGTTGATGACCGGAACCATGATTCACAATAAGTATGCAGACTTTCGTCAATTGCGAGATTTCCTGGAACTCCAGAAGAATGCCATCGAATCTCGCGAGACTTACTACATCCGCGTGACGAAAGCCCAGTCGGGACTCCAGTTGCCCGAGAAATCGATTCACAAGCATTACCTGAATTTCGCAGAAGAACAACATGCGGAGGAATATGACCAATTATACACGGAAACGAAAGAGATCTTACAACAAGATTCGAACCAATCTCAAAGGATCAATTTGATCAAGATTCTCCGGTTACGTCAGTGTTGCAATCACATTGATGCGACACTGCCTCCCGAGGAGGCCAAAAATCCTAAGTTCCGTCACGACCAGTTGTCTTCCGCTAAGTTCACTAAGATTCTCCAACTCTTACAAGAAACGCCGGTCGAGGACAAGGTAATCATCTTCAGTCAATGGACACAGAGTCTGACCTTGTTGGGTCAGCGGCTCAAGAGCGAAGGGATCATTTTTTTGACTTACCAGGGCGATCAAAGCTCCTCAGCCCGTCAAGCGGTTTTGCAACGCTTCAAAGACGAACCAGTCAAAGTTCTCTTGATGACCATCAAATCCGGTGGTGTGGGATTGGATCTGAGTTATGCCAATCATGTCATTTTGATGGAGAGTTGGTGGAACAATGCCTTAGAGCAGCAAGCCATCGACCGTGTATATCGAATTGGACAGAGGAAAAAGGTCGAGATTCATCATTTATACATGAAAGAGACCATTGAGGACTGGGTGGAGCAAATGAAAAATGAGAAAGGAAAGATCGAGGCATCTTTCTATGATGAGAATATTGTTTATAAGGTTGATCAGGATTTATTGAGTCTATTACTGGCCAAATTTACATAAGTTTTATTCCAAATTATCAGTCTTTGGGTCGAAAAATTGAAATCTAAAAATGATCAATTGATTTGATTCATAAATCAAACATATCATCTGGTGATATCAATGGGTATCAAGAATTTTGGCACGATTATCAAACACGCCACGCAAGGTGTTAGAACCGCCACTTATAGCCAATTTGCTGGAGAAACTTGGGCAATTGATGCTAGTATCTTTTGCTATCGTTTCTCTCATAATTCACAGACCAAACGGCCTAATTCACACATCGATGGCTTCTACCAACTCTTTCTTCGTCTCTTACGATTCAAAATTAAACCTGTCTTGGTATTCGATGGACAGGCACCACATGAGAAACAGCACACAGTCGATGTCCGTGCTAAACATAAACAGAAAAATCTGGACAAAGTGGACAAACTTCAGCAAGAACTCCAACAAATGACTGGGGCCACTGATGTAGAGAAACTGATTCTCACTGGGCAACAATTGAATCAGGAAATTCAATCGAAAATCGAAGAGTTGACGCGAACTAAAAAGAACATCATTCAATTTCAACCGGGAATTTATGATGACATTCGAACACTCTGTCGTTTAATGTCTATTCCTGTGTTACGTGCTCCGGGCGAGGCCGACGCCCTGTGTGCCCAGTTATACAAAATGGGTCTGGTGCAAGCAATTATGAGTGAGGATTCCGATATCCTCCTATATGGAGGAGGTCGGCTGATCCGTAAATTCGGGTGGGGAAATGAAATCGAGTTAGTCGAATTGGATCCTCTTCTGAAATCCTTGGGAATCACTTATTCCCAGTTCATTGACCTAGCTATTTTGTGTGGAACGGATTACACAGCCAATACCATTAATGGTTTGGGTCCCATCAATGCCCTGGAACATATTACCCAAGGGATGACCATCGAGACCATTGTCAAACAATTTTGTCAACCTCCATGTAATCGATACCGTGTTCCATCGGAAGAGCTATTTCCCTATCAAGAAGCACGACGATTGATCACTTCCGGTGGTCAATTAGAAAACGAGATTCAAATCCATCCATTCGACATTTCTCAACTCAATGTGAACGAGTTGACTCCCTTACTAATGGAAAAATGTCATTATCGTCCGCTCACCATCCAGAAGCATTGCGAACAAATTAAAGATGCATTTGTCACCAAATCCAAAATTCGAATCATGCTCAAATCACCGACAACCTCGGTGTCACCCTTACATCTACCTTCAAAGATATAGAAAAATCTGTGAGTCTAGTATATAAAATGACATTCTTTGTGTATTACTGTCTCATTTTAGTCGGTCTTCTCGGTTTAATCATAACTTGTCATCTGTTGACACCTTCTTTAGCAATGGGATCCATTTCTGAACCCTTTGTGGATGCTACAGTTGCGACTATGACAGTGCCAAAACAAACTGCTTGTAAAGTAATCGGTAGTTATCAGATTGAAAAATGTGGAGATGAAATTAAAGTGAAAGGTGTAGATCCAGATGCTCCTAAGAATGGATGTCCTTTCCCCTTGGAGAAACATGATCAGGGTTGCCAATTGAAATGCCCTACCACCACATTCCTCTCCAAAAATCCTAACATTTTATGTCAACGAGTCATTTCCGGTGAGATTCTTCCGACCACTAATGAAAAATGTCCAGATGGCTACCGGATGGATCCAGCTGGCTGTGTGAAAATTCTAACGACATGCCCAGCTAATTATGATTGGATTGATGGCACCTGTCGCGAAAAATGTCCGGAAGGAACGGAATCTAAGATAAGTGAAGTGGAAATTGACCGTGATGGATTTGTGGAAAAACAAAGGACAAGAGTTTGTCAAGTCAAACCGTTGATTTCAGTCCTAAAATGAAAACTTCCCGCCGTGTCCGTCAAAATATCATTTTAACACAAGAAATGAAACACAACATCATTTCATTTCTTGTACATATTTTCATAACCTCAAAGCTCCAATGCTTCAATGCTTCAACACAATCCGATATAAATCCGGCCAAAACCGTAACCACCCAAACTAATCAGTGCGACCACTAGAGCCTTGGCCACCTCCACGTAATTGGACAAAAATGGGAGGATAATGGTCAGAACATTGAGCCAGATGGTGCTCATGTTGAGGAAAATAAACGTTGTCAGACCCAAAATAGTAGCCAAAATTCCCAGTTGGAACCCACTGGTCACTCCATAGACTTTGGTAGTGGTTGGTACTGTGGTCGTGGTGGTGGTGGTACCACGGGTACTTGTAGTGGTTGAGATATTGCATATTCGGTAAGCGCGAATCATATTGAAAACAACAGTGAACATTAGAATTCCAACACCAATAATAGCGGCTTGTCCGAAAGTCAGACCAATATTGAATAACTCCCCATTTTTCAGGAGATATTTCGTGGTCACGACAGACGTCAAACAATAAGTGACAAACATAGCCACATACTCCATGTTGAACGAGATATATTATTATGAACTAGAAAAATTATTTCAGTGCCCTTGAGCTAATTTCCCACAATGTTTGGGTAGGTATTTCTGAAGGTCAAAATACATAATGATCGGTTCTCCGTTGGTTGAGAGACGTCCTCCTGTTTCTTTAAACTGTTGCACATCAATTCCGAATAATTGTGTGGTTGGTGGATCCAAATAAATATCACGTTTATCGTGATCGTTTTTCCTCATCGGTGAATTGCGGAAATGATCGCATAGAGCGGAGGTGAGCTCATTGCGTGCTAAGAGGCATCCGTATTTAATTTCAACCGGAACCTTGGCCTCATCACTCAGACGGCGTTCGATTGAAGTAATGTGAGCCTCATTACGGAGATAGTCAACTAATTCATTACTAATGGGAGCTGGTAATGCAAAACCGCGAGGTTTGTGCGGTGGTTTTCTAGATTCTGCACCCTTACCGTCTCCAATTTCTGTCCCATTTGAAATGGCCTTCTCGCGACGGGGATGGACATTGTTTTCTTTCATTTCATGACGAACGGATTTTTGTGTTTCTCTGGTTAGGTTTATAATTCGGCGTGAGATTGAGCGCAAATCCGTCATGGCTCCGATCAATTGTTCGAAGAGCTCGTCACTGGAAACATAAACCTTCTTGGTTCGTGGTTTACGCTTTTTCGGAGCATCTGTGTCATTGTCATCGGGATTAAATTCTGGATTGCATTTATCTTCGTTATCGTTATCTACATCGATGTCTTCGTCGTCTTTCATGACATCCTCTATAAAAGTGGCTTTGGATGGTGTGACTGGTGGTTGAAGAGGTGATACTGTTGTGGTTACAATCGGTTCTGGCACCAGTGTACGAATTGTAACAGACGGTGCAGGGTTGGACGAGTCTGCAATGATAATTTTGGTTTTAGATTTCTTCTGACTCATAAGATTTCAATATGATTCATATCATATTGAAATTTTTATGTAGATTTCAATTTTATCGTCATAAATTAATATATAATCGTAACAGCCATTACATATGGGAAAAATTGATTTTATTGTTTTATTAATAATCGACTATCGATTAAAAATGGGTTACGAAAGCGAAGACTGTGTCTGCTGTTATTGCAATTATACTGGTCACAACATCTCCAGCGATGATAATACATACCATAACATATGTCGCCAATGTTTCCTAAAAATCTGTCCCCGAGGGTTACAAGATCGAACATGCGCAGACTATTATGTTTCAGTCGCAGTGAATGCCATTTGTGATTTTTGCGAACAAAAAGATATTTGTTTGTACCATGTCGCAGTTTGTAAATTTTGTACGGATCAAATGAATCCAGACAATCATGAGTTCAAAACCCATGCACATGAACACGTGTCAAATGATCTACACGAGCATTTCATGGTAGATCAATATACATCTTAGGTTTCTTAAATTCATGATAGGCACACCATCTGTCACACTTTGATGCTAAAAATTGATTGCCTTCGCATACTATTGTTGATTCATTATAATATTCTCCATGGAACATCCACTCTTATCCGCCGCGACGATTACTCACGAACAAATTAGAGCTAATTTTGATTGGTTTCAACAGGTTCAATGCCTGCCTATATGTCGACAACTCTGGTGTAATGAGAATCAGTTGACCCGATTACCTGACCTACCAATGTGTCTAGAACTCAGGTGTGAAAACAATCAGTTGACCCACTTACCCGACCTACCAATGTGTCTAGAACTCAGGTGTGAAAACAATCAGTTGACCCACTTACCCGACCTACCAATGTGTCAAGAACTCTGGTGTGATCGCAATCTATTAACACAATTACCTGACCTACCAATGTGTCAATCTCTCATCTGTGATCGTAACCAATTGATCCAATTACCTAACCTACCCCGGTGTCACCGACTCTGGTGTAATGTCAATCAGTTGACCCAATTACCCGAACTACCCATGTGTGAACAACTCTGGTGTGAAAACAATCAGTTGACCCAATTACCCGAACTACCCATGTGTGAACAACTCTGGTGTGAAAACAATCAGTTGACCCAATTACCCGAACTACTGGCATGTCAAGAACTTCATTGTAATGGCAATCAATTGATTCAGTTACCTAACCTACTCCGGTGTAGCCGACTCTGGTGTAATGACAATCAGTTGACCCAATTGCCTGACCTACCCATGTATGAACAACTCTGGTGTGAAAACAATCAGTTGACCCAATTACCCGAACTACTGGCGTGTCAAGAACTTCATTGTATTGGCAATCAATTAACCCAATTACCCGACCTACCAATGTGTCAATCTCTCATCTGTGATCGCAATCAATTGATCCAGTTACCTAACCTCCGGTGTAGCCGACTCTGGTGTAATGACAATCATTTGACCCAATTACCCGAACTACTGGCGTGTCAAGAACTTCATTGTAATGGCAATCAATTGACTCAATTACCTGACCTACCTGTCTGTCATTTCATCCGGTGTTATGACAATCCAAATCTGTATTATACCAATGAGTTGCAAGCAAAAGTCAATCTCCCTGATTCACCTTTCGTAAGTAATATTACTAAAATACTATCGCGGTTTCATACCATAATACTGGTCACCAACCCACGATTATGTGGGAATTCACCCTTGCATTCGGTAATGGACCAACAATATGGTGTATTTCAACAATTTCATATTTTCTTGAGAGAATTACAATCGGATCATTAAACGAGCATTTCATTGTAGACTAAGTATTTAATTTGATACATTTTGAGTTTCGATTAACGATTGATAATATTGTAATAGTGCAGCATACCGTGTGAAGATTGATTCGATTTCGGTCCGTTTGGTTTTCAACAATTGAAAAGCGGTTTTGGCTTTGTACCGACCATATTTCATCAAATACATAAGCACAATCAAAGCAGAGTTTTGATTGCCCGTTTGACAACAACCAAGATGTTATACTGATTCAGTTGTGCATGGAGCATGGTGCAATAACTATCCAATAACTGACACACCTGAGGAGACACTTTCCATTCAACTTTGGGAGTGAATGGGATCCGTTGATAGACTTGAATCATCGGATCTCGAGACTCAATCTCAGAAGGGGAACAATTGAGTAACATGTGAATTTGTTTGTCTTGCAAAAAATGACCCTCCTGAGCACAAATGAGGTCACCTAACCAGAGACCTGGAAGGATTTCGGTGGCACCCGACATGGATATAGATATTTATGATAACGAATTTCTAAAATTATCTCATCAAATTATATAATAATGAAGAAACAACGCAACTGTTGCCGTCAAAAAGGTGCAGGATCAAGTGATTATGTTGGATCATTCCACGCATGGGGAGCAGATCCAGCCGAGCTGTCCCGTTTTACTCTTAAACATATCGACCAAGCACCAGTTTTCCACCCACTCGAAACCGGAACCATTATTCCCACTGGGACCAGTGGAGTTATTCCCACTGGGTCTTACTACGATGCAGTCTCACCATCCTTTGTTAAAAACAGTTTGGGACCGGCTGCCCAACAGGGTGGTGGTAATAGTCACGTTTACTACACAACCAAAGCAGGTAAAGAGATCACCAATCCATGGATTGCTCATGTTTACCGTTATGCCGAAGAGCATGGAATCAAATATAACGAGGCACTTAAAACTCCTGCGGTTAAGAAGGGTTACAAAAAATCCAAAAAGAATTAAAATGAAATTTCATTTAATTTATTTCAACCCAAAATTGAAATAATTTAATTATTTTATTCTCCAACATCATTTTAACGCAACACCCATTGAAATGATCCATTGGTATTCAATTTGGTCACCATGACACCTTGATATACGCTGCCGAATGTGTGTCCGGTGCTTTCAAATGCAACATAACAATTGCCCGAACTATCAGTCACTAAACTGGGTGTGGTTTCATTCGCGGTAGTATTAAAATTACCATTTTGTCGGATCCAGACCACATTGAGAGTCACTGCACTGAGTTTCATAATAACTAAATCTGTTTCCCCTGTGTTAGTTTGACCGGAAACTGTTCCGGTGGTTTGGTAGGCCACATACAGATATCCGGATCGATAGGTCAATGAGGGGTGGGTTTCATCACCTGATGTATCAAAGACGGGAGATTGGACCGCTTTGATTAATTGACCTGTTGAGTCGAACTTAGCGATAATCAGGTCACATCCACCCCAACTACTTAATCCACTGGCAGCACCTCCGGAACCTGCGCTGTAACACAAATAGAGATATCCTAATTGGTCCACACAGATGTTCGGATTTTCATCAGCGGCTTGAGTATTGAAGACCGGATTCTGCAAAATCCATAAATTTCCATTGGGTCTCATTTCCATTGCTCCAGTGGTGGCATTCATTTTAAAAATCACAATATCACTATCTCCAGCAATCGGTTGCTGATACACACGTCCATCAGTCGTGTAAGCCACGTAAACTTTGTTATTGGTACGATCCACCTGCAAACATGGATTTCTGCCACCTCGATCCGAATTGATATATCGATTTTGCCGGACCCAGATTACATTTCCATTGGGATCCATTTTAAAAACGGCTTGATCGTAGGAGTCTTTAAACGCTATTCGGTAACCATTGGCTACACGTCCTGTGGTTTGAAAAGCTACATATAAGTTGCCAGAGGCATCTACATCGGCCGAAGGGTATTCGTCTGACCGTGTGGTATTGAACCCTGCATTTTGTTTGATCCAAATGATGTTGCCATTGGCATCCATTTTCATCACCACCAGATCAAATGGGAAGAGTGGTTCCGCTCCCACAATGGCTCCGGCTGTTTGGTAGACCACATAACAATAGGTTGTGGCCCCCTGTTTGTAAGTAATCAACGAAGGGTTTTGACTGCTGACTTGGTTAAAAGTGGAATTGCGTTTTTGCCAGAGAGTTGTACCGGAGAGATTTTTCTTGGTAATGACCATATCATATTGGTCTTCCGGCTTACCCTGATTGGTAAAATACGCATAATAGAGATTAGTGTCGTCACATGTCATGCTGGGACGTGCTTCGATTGCTGTCAACATTTTGAAGGCCACAATGTCATAAGGGCCCGAAACCGGCACTCCGGAAATGCTTCCATCCGTTGGGTAGGCCACATATAATGTTCCTTCTGTATCAATCACGATGGCTGGATTGAGATTCTCTCCCTTGGTGTTAAATGTGGGTCGTTGTTGCACCCATTGAGTGACCCCCAATGTATTCAATTTGAACATGATCACGTCATATGTCCACCCAGTAAAAGTTTGTCCTGAAGCAATGCCTGAGCTGGTATAGGCCACATAGACACCACCATTGATATCAACCGCAATGGTTGGATAATCATCATATTGATTAGTATTGAAAATCGGTTGCTGTTGGACCCATAAAGTATTCCCATTGAGATCCAATTTGAAAACCACAATATCACTGTCTCCCGTATTGGTTTGTCCCGACGCAGTTCCGTCGGTTACATAGGTCACATAGGTATTTTGTTGATTATCGACGACAATGGCCGGGATTTCATTGGATCCGGAAGTGTTAAAAGATGATTGTTGTTTGACCCATTGCGTGATTCCTTGTGTGGTGAGTTTGAAAACCACAATGTCATGATTCCCAGTATTAGTCTGACCTGATGCTATTCCACCTTCCGTCCAATACGCCACATAAACCGCACCGTATTGATCAATGGCAATCGCGGGTTGAGTGTCATCCGCGGTGGTATTAAACGATGGACTTTGGCGAACCCATTGGAAAACACCATGTGTGTCCAGTTTAAAAACCACAATATCATTATTTCCGGTCGAAACACATCCAGGAGCTACATTGTCGGTTCGATAAGCAACGTACACATTATTGGCATAATCGGTGACTACCACTGGATACACATTGGTTCCCGGAGTATTAAAAATTGGTTGTTGTCGAACCCATTGAGAGGTACCGTTGGTATTCAATTTTAAAACTACAATATCCCATAATCCAGTCTTAGTGCCACCTGGCATGATTCCCGGTGTGGGAAATGCAACGTATACATTATTGAGCGTGTCAGTTGTCACACTCGGTTGCCATCCATAACCTGTGGTATTGTATGATGTCTGGTGAACGTTCCACAGAACCACATTATTGGTGGTGATTTTAGTGATGACCACATCATAATTTCCTCCAGCATAGGTTTGTCCCAAGGAATCGGCATTGTTCCAGTAAGCCACATAAAGGTTACTATTAGTATCAATCGCAGCTGAAAGATAACAGTCAGTCGTTTCCGTCATGACTGAATATATAAGTTATAAAGAGAGATTCTTATAAGAAGGTGCGTGTCAGACGAAATTTCTCATCTACAAATATACACGAATGTTGACATTATGTGTGATTTTGAGCGCCATGGTCCTGGTGGCTTTTATCCTATGGTCACAATGGGATCGAATGGAAGGATTTACCACTACATACAGCCCATACAACACAGATGGTTCATTAGTGGATGATATCAGTCAGGGAAACCCAGCCTCATGGAGTGGTCGTCCCAATCCATATGTCGATATTAATCAAAAAGGACGGCAAGATCCGATCATTTACCAAGGGCAAGGAATCCCACTGACCCATGAGGATCATCCCACCACACCCGTGGGGTCTGAGACCCATTCGATGTTTTATTTCCGAGATTACTTGTGTCGGCCTGAATGTTGTACTTATAGTCCGTACTCTTGCAGTAATGGTTGTGTCTGTTGGGAAGCACCACCACAATCTGGGATTGAACGTAATTCGAAAATCAGTCCTCGATCATAAACGATTTATCAAAGATGTATTTGGATTAAAATTTGATTGACAAAAATTTTAAATTTTTGTCAATCCCAATCCCAATCCCACGGAATGGATCTTTTTGATGATGTGCCCAAGTCTCAACAGTTATTCAACCAATTAATTCAAGCACTTAAGGGTCAACTTGTTCTAAATTATGGTCACGAGACAATCGTGAAGACCTATGCGACACAAGTCATTACTTACCTGTCTCCGGTCCATCTTTTCAGTTTACCTTATCAACGACCCATTGATAATGATCGCGTGGATACAATTCGCAAAGCTCAACTGGAAACCTATGAACATGAACAATGTTATCCAATTACCACCACAACCATCGTTCTTGGGTGCTGTCCCCAGCTGGTGACAAAAGATAATCCTTGTGGAACGGTAGTCATCGATGGACAACATCGTTTGGCGGTGTTGCGAGAAATCGCGCAATTCAAACGAGAAACATTAATTAATACTGATCTTTTGGTTAAAATTTACCATAGTGATCATGCCTCAGAGATTCATGATTACTTCGTGACGATTAATAAGCATTGGGAGCCTGTTCCCTTGTATAATTTAGATGACAAAATTAAAATGATTGTCGACCAAGTAATCGCTCATTTAGAAAGGCAATACAATCCATTCTTTTTCCGTAAAGAGAACTTAAAAACCGATGTTCGTCCCTTCATTGTGATCCCACATTTGAAGATCCAACTGTCCAATAATCAACGAATTAAAGACCTGATCGATCAGTTGAGTGGAGATATCGCTAAATGTGTGTCAACTATTTGCAAGAAATTCGATGCTTACAATTTTCAGCTGAGTCATCGAGATGCAGAATCTTTCGCAATCAATATGACGAAAGACTCCAGTACCTGTCGCAATGCACACCGCAAATGTCTGGAAAAAGATCGACCCTTGTTCTTGGGCTTAGAGTGGCATTTTCGATGGATTGATACAGCATTGGCCTTGCCGGATACAGTAAACAAACCAAAACCTCTGGTTGCCATCCGGATCAAACCCAGTATCTAATGATGTTTGTTGTTATCAGCTGAGTTAGGTGTTATTTTATTCTTTGTTCAAAATATAGATCCATGTACATCTCAGCATATCTGGATAGCCTGGATTTATTCATCTTGGCGTCATATGATCGTTTCTTATGCATCAATCGCCACCATGAATGGGTCATCTGGCCAAAGAAACGATGCCAAACTCATAAACGTGACTTTCCGCTGATTTTTCAATATTTATCAACCCTGAAAGTTCGAGGCTTATTAAAAGCCAAACTGGACCCCACGAGCCAACAAATTCTTCGAATTTGGCGTCACTCATCCCGAGAAGGTCGAATGATCGGTGGTGGGAGTGGCGGAGATGGGGGTAAAGAGGATGATGTTCCCCAATGGGATCCCAAGATGCCACCAGTGGAAAAATTAGAATATAAATCAGTCCCCGTCTTTGCAATGGTGGCTAAACGGTTATCAGACCAAAAAGTTATTCCCAAAATTGCTGATGTCAATCTAGTTATTAATGCCATGATATTGGTCTTCGATATCATGTTACCTATTGTGACCATTGGAGCAAGTGTTGCGGCCATCGTGGGAACCGCCGGAACCGGAGGAGATGTCGCGGTTGAATCAGTGACTAGTACCGTTAACAGTGGAATGTTTGCGGTTAAATTATCTCGTGCAACCGTCACCATGGCTCGCAGTTCCATCTATTTAATGGAACTCTTACAGATTACGTTTGATCGGGTCCCGGAGTCTCAGGAAACCGATCCAGATCCGGGACCCGAGAAAATTAAACGAGAAACGCGAGCGGTCATTAAACAAATGATCCGGGATGGCAATGAAGATTTAATCAGTGATGTATGCAATATTTTATCCAAACTATCAGATGGTGTGATGTCAGTCGTCGGAGACTGGATATCCACCTTGATTCCGGATGATGCCAGTATTACTGGTAAATTCATTCGTTTCTCGGTCGATTTGACAGTTCTCGTCGGTGCTCAATATGCTTTTCAAGAGTTTAGTTTCATTTTCAATCATCTACCACATAAAGCACGACGCCTACTGAAATATGGTGACGAATTGCGTGTCTTCCTCAATGAGATGTTGACCTTGATGCGTGAAATGGTCCGACGAATTGCGGCAGGTGAAATGCCGCGCCAAGATTTGTCGGCAGCCGGAGTCTTGGGACGCGTACATGATAAAATCCTGACACAAATTGTTCCGGGACTCAAATTGAGCGAAAATGTTGCCATTCAGATGGGCATGGACAAAGTTCTCTTGGTTGTCTTGGATGAATATTTTGCCCCCAATATTGATAATGCAATCGATGCAGTCATACGGTCAGTTCCGTTAGCTTTTGTCATTTTAGTTTTCAGTGAGGTGTGTCAGAATGCCAGCATATTGGAAGGAATTAAGGAGGAAATCAAGAAAGAGACCTCGGCCGAACAACCGGCGCATCGTGCTTCTCCACAGCTTCCACCACCACAATTTATGCCACCTTTTGCGACACCTGCACAAACAACACAAAACGCACAACAAGGGGGATCCACCCGTTTGTCCCAATATGTTAAATATTGTCAATATCAACTTGATTGAAATGCGTGAAATTTAAAATTAAACGAAATTTTCGATTTTAATTTTCATCTTAGTTCAAATTGATAGATCTTATATCAAGAGATAGATATATAATAAGATATAAGATATAAGATATAAGATATCGATGGATCGATTGGCTTACCAGAACATGATTTACAAAAGTAAAACTCCCGATGATACCAATTGGAAAATGAATCAGTTCTCCCAGCCCATGGGTGAATGGACCTCCAAATCCAAAATTAATTCACGAACCAGTGACTATTTTCTGGAATATCAATCTAAAAATGTCTCCGATTATGATACATTCGTTAATGCATTAAATACCAATATCCATGAAGACCAATTTCGAACCTCAGTTAATAATGATCGACTCAAAGAGGAATTACCCAATGTTGATAATTTACAACGGGTTTACCGTCCTAACCTAGGGTCGAAACCCTTGCCAATAACAGAACAACAGGAGATCCCGGCTCGCGGTGGGATGGGAACTCGAAACCGTCATTTAGATATTCTGGCCAAAAATAAGAATACAGTTCACGAAGATGAACCATGTCGATTGGATCAACAATTTGGAGGATTGACCACTGTTGAAATGGATCGACAGATTACTCATTTGAACAAAAATGTGCAATTAGTCGAATCAGAAATCACATATCCATTTCAACCCATGCAAGATCTCACACATCCACAATACAATCCCCGAGTTGATTATCTCAATCAACAATTACACCAAATGTCATTGCAGGTACCACCCCAAGAAATTCGTACCTCACCACCATCGCCTCAAGACATTTATCTCACATCACAAACACAACCGATTTTCCCCGTTCCCAAGTATGATGCCCAACCCATGTTGGGATTGAATCGTCCCAGTTCATCCAATCAACTTCCACCGGCATCACCATCAATGATATTTTATCCTCAACTCTCATATAAGCCACCAGCTACCATCAGTGTTCCATCTCGACCAGCTTCCCAAAAAGTTCAATCTAAAAAACGAATCCCTACCAAAAAATTGAAACGTATGTAATCCATGTTTCTGGTGTAAAATCAAAAAATCATGTCAAACGTTTCAATTGTGAATCAAATCTCGCCTGTTGATGGGCCCGATGAGGAATATGTGAGTGAAAATCTTCAGTTTCCTTCGGCACCAAGTCACGTGTATCATCTAACGGAATTCGGAGATTGTGTTGATGAGGAGCATTGTATTTATGATCTACCATATGCTACCATGCTGTGAAGACGGATCTCGTGAGCACATGACTTACTTTGTCGCCTACATATCTAGAAAAATCTCATCGGCTATTATATACTATATTGTCATATGTTACCGGTTAAATGGTTACGACAATTAAAAACATATAATGTTTTTAATGCCCCAACTGGTCCCACCGGACCAACTGGAGCTACTGGAATGACTGGGCGAACTGGTTCAACCGGTTGGACTGGTCCAACCGGTTGGACTGGTTCCACAGGAAACACTGGATTGACAGGCTCCACAGGACCCACTGGATTCACAGGAGCCACTGGTCCCTTGGGCCACACCGGCCCTACTGGGCGAACAGGGGGGACTGGACCCACAGGGCTCACTGGGTGGACCGGGAATACTGGGGCGACTGGTCGTACAGGGTCAACAGGTTCCACGGGACCGACAGGTGCCACAGGTGCCACTGGAGACACGGGACATACAGGAACAACGGGTCATACAGGACCCACCGGCAATACCGGTCTCACAGGATGGACAGGAACAACCGGATGGACTGGACAAACCGGTCACAGTGGCATTCTGGGACCCACGGGAGACACTGGTTCAACCGGAGTGACCGGTCCCACCGGTTTAACAGGAGTTTATGGTTCAACTGGAAACACCGGACTCACAGGACGCACAGGATTCACAGGACCTACTGGAACACCTGGACGAACTGGAGCCACCGGTGCAATTGGAAATACTGGCCGAACAGGTCCCACAGGAGCCACTGGATCAACGGGAGACACGGGAGATACCGGCAACACAGGACTCACCGGTCAGACTGGGATGACCGGTGATGACGGTCAATTGGGTCCAACCGGTTGGACTGGAAGTACCGGTGATGGAATGATTGGTTCCACTGGCAATACTGGTGCCACTGGACGCACGGGACCCACTGGATCAACTGGATCAACTGGATCAACTGGATTTAACGGAGTCACCGGATCTACTGGTCCGACTGGATCCACAGGTCACACGGGACCCACCGGGCTAACAGGATCTACTGGTGACACAGGGGATCAGGGAATCCCAGGAGATCCGGGAGAACAGGGTCTAACTGGATCAACCGGAGCAACTGGAAATACTGGTCCAACGGGATCGACAGGTGCAACAGGACCCACCGGTTCTTTGGGACCCACTGGAGCCACAGGAAACACAGGGTCCACAGGGGATGTAACTTTTCAATGGAACACTGTGGTTGGGGCATCTCAAGTTGCCATGGTGAATACTGGATACCTAACAACTAATGCGGCCACGACCACGATCACTTTACCAGCCTCTCCACAAGTCAGTGATCAAGTTAAAGTGGCCAGCGCCAATCTGGGTGGTTGGGTGGTGGAAGCCAATATTTTGCAAACGATTCGATCCAATTTAACATACATGGGATGGTCGTATGGAGTCCAAGAAACTGGCAGCAGCATGCAATGGGGAGACCTGTCATGCTCTCGAGATGGAAAATTTGCCATTGCCCATGAGATCTCTTATGGTGATTACATCTCCAACAATTATGGGCTAACTTGGGTCAATACCTCATACATTATAGGGGGGCGTGGTATGGTTTTAGCTAATGATGGCGCAAATTTGGCGACTACTTCCGATACATATATTTTTACCTCCAACGATTATGGTCTGACTTGGACTCCACAATTAGGATCTCCCTCAGGTGACTGGTTTTCACTTGCCGGATCGTGGGATGGAACCAGATATTTAGCTGCCATCAATGGTGGTTCGGTATATCTGTCGACCGATTCCGGTGTCACATGGAATCCAATTGCAGCACTGGGATCAATTTATATGTGGGTGGGTGCTGCATCATCTTGGGATGGTAAAATCTTGGTCATTACTGCTCCGGCAAATGCTATTGTCGCTGTCTCAACTGATTATGGCGGGTCTTGGACCATTTCCTCAGGAACTTACCAGTTCTACAATTTCGCGATCTCACGCAATGGCAATATCATTTACGCCTGCTCGGGATCTGGTGTCTATGTCTCGACCAATAGCGGGAGTTCCTGGACGGCAACCAGTACTCCAGCAGTCTATTTTAAAAAAGCAGCCTGCTCTGAGGATGGATCTTATGTATACGCGACACCCAATGGCTACATTTCGGCCACATACGATAGTGGGGTCAATTGGTCACAATTGACTGAGATGGGTAGCCGCAATTGGAATGGTATCTGTTGTTCCTCCGATGGATTAATGGTTTATGCAGGTGCCTATCCGGGATACATTTATGTCTACACAGTGCAGGCCGATGGAACATCACATTCTTATCAAAATGTTGCTTCCATTAATGGTGGATACTTATCCAGTGCAGAATTGGTCTACATTGACACAAATCAATGGTTGGTCACTAAAACCAACACAGCATAAAATTGCGTCACATCCTACTTACGTCCCCTCCGTCCATGAGTGTCAAATAAAATGATGTGGTATAATATACATCATTTTATATGAGATTCACTCAAATTCGCCCTTTACCCACACACAATTTGGCGAATGCCCCAACGGGACCTACTGGTGGTACGGGATCGCGGGGTCCGACAGGTCCCACCGGTTACACAGGACCTACTGGAATCACTGGTCATACAGGACCCACAGGTCGAACCGGTTCCACCGGAAATACCGGGTTCACCGGATTCACAGGTCCCACAGGGATTCGTGGAAATACCGGATCCACCGGTCCTACTGGATCCACAGGATTGACCGGAAACATCGGAAGAACCGGAGCTACTGGTCGCACGGGTTCTACGGGTAATACTGGATCCACAGGATCCACAGGGTTACAGGGTATGACAGGTAGTACTGGCAACACTGGCAACGCAGGGCCCACGGGTCCCACAGGAGTCACAGGACTCATAGGAATGCAAGGACCCTATGGTTTCACGGGTCCAACTGGTTCGACAGGGACCACCGGTTCAACCGGACCAACTGGGTCCACTGGATTAATGGGAGCAACAGGTCGCACTGGTTCCACTGGTCCCACTGGTGCGACAGGTTCCACAGGAATGACTGGATGGACCGGATCCACTGGAATGTACGGGTGCACGGGAACAACCGGTCCCACAGGATCCACAGGATTTACCGGTCCTACAGGGATCACTGGCGATACTGGTCACACTGGTCCCACAGGTCGTACAGGTCCAACAGGTCCAACAGGTCCAACAGGTCCAACAGGTCCAACAGGATTTACCGGATTCACGGGTCCCACTGGACAAACCGGTTCAACCGGTTCCACAGGTCCGACAGGACGCACGGGTGCCACAGGACGCACCGGAGCAACTGGCAACACTGGTTCTACGGGTCCAACGGGTCCAACCGGATCCACTGGACCTACTGGCAATACTGGCAATACTGGCAATACTGGCATCACTGGTCATACAGGTGATACGGGTTTGACGGGTCCCACTGGATCGACTGGTGGAACTGGTTCTACTGGTGCCACTGGTAATACAGGACTCACTGGGTCTACAGGAGAGACGGGAAATACAGGTCCTGTGGGACCACATGGCAATTATGGAACCACTGGTTCCACAGGAGACACAGGAGCCGCCAAAATCAGCTGGTATAGTACTGCGACAGCAACGGTCAATGCCCTCTCGAATCAAGGGATTCTTTTAACTAGCGTCTCTCAACAAACAGTCAATTTACCTGGCAGTTCCTCAGCATCGGACGGTCTCCGCCTGATCCGAACAGGTCTCTACCCTTGGGATGTCAGTGGAACGGGTATTTTGGTTCCCAAAGCTAGTGTCTATGTCTACCCCACATCGTGGACTTACACTTCATTGCAACGACAATGGTCCTGCCTTGCCCTCTCCTCGACTGGGCAAATTGCTGTCGCTGGAACTAATGGCAACTACCTGTATATCTCGAAAAATGCGGGAGCTATCTCATGGATTGTCACAGTCGGTGACATGAAAACTTGGACAGGACTTGCTTCTTCAGGAGACGGAAGTAAATTGCTTGCTTGTAGTTCTTCCGATTTATTGATGGTCTCATCTAATTATGGTGATATTTGGACCACAAATGGAGTTAGTTTGAATTGGACTGGTGTGGCATCTTCGGCTGATGGGGTCAATTTGGTCGCATGCCCATCGGGCAGTAACATTTACACATCCACCAACTCTGGTGGAGGGTGGACCCAACAATTATTATCACCTAGTACCACATGGCGTAGTGTAACTTCCTCCAGTGATGGAAGTAAATTGGCTGCCTGTGCCACCGGTGACTTTATTTATACTTCGACTGATTATGGAGTCAACTGGACACAACAAGTTGGTTCTGGATCTCGCAATTGGGTCAGCATCGCCTCTTCCAGTGATGGCAATAAATTGATCGCTTGTGATAATACACCCGGTTATCTGTATACGTCCAATGACTCCGGGATCATTTGGACTCCGGTCGGAGTTTCCAAGGTCTGGACGGGTGTTGCCTCTTCGGGAGATGGTGTGACTTTGGCGGCGTGCGTCACCACCGGATACGTGTATCTTTCGAATGACTCCGGTCTTACTTGGGTACCACAATCATACTTAGGATCTCACTCTTGGACCAGTGTGGCCATCTCCACGGACGGCGGAGTCATTATGGCTGCATGGAACACCGCCATCGGTCGTGTTCACACTTTCTATTCCACAGTCGCAACCGGTGTCACCACGTCTACCACCACTTCACTGAATTACACCGAAATTTTAAATTCATCATCCGATTTACAATATGGTGGCAGTAATTGGGTCGTTATCTAAGCACATCAGGATAATGCGTAGCACCCGTCAGATAATTTATAGATATATTCTACGATTACACATATAATAGATGAATTTCCATCCGATTTCATCTCCCTTAAAATTTATTCCACATACATCACCTACCGGGTCCACCGGAAACACGGGTGCCACAGGTCCCACGGGACGCACTGGATTCACTGGACCCATCGGTCCAACAGGACGCACTGGACCCACCGGATTCACAGGACCAACCGGATCTCTTGGGCAAAGTGGGAATATTGGACCGACCGGACCCACCGGATGGACTGGGAATACGGGTGCAACCGGTCGCACAGGTGCAACGGGTTCCACAGGCCCCACTGGGGACACTGGTCCCACAGGTGCCACGGGATTAACTGGGCAAACAGGTCCTTACGGATTAACGGGAGATACAGGACCCACAGGAAACACAGGAATGACGGGTTCTCAGAAAACTTTTCAAACTTCATGGAATGGACCCTTAGTTGGGGATAATTCCTGGAGAAAGGTGGCTTCATCATACGCAGGACAGATCATGTATGCGGTCAACACTAACTTGGTTTATCAATCCATTAATTTTGGAACAACCTGGAATCCAGTTGTTAGTGCAGGAAGCCACGCCTGGTTAGGGATTTCGTGTTCCGGTAATGGGGCTCGTGTCATCGCAGTTGGTAACTTGCAACCAATTTATGTGTCCGCTGACTCAGGTGCTAATTGGTCAGCTAAAGAGTCATCGCGGCAATGGACTGGATGTTCGGTGTCAGTTGATGGCTATAAGATGGTGGCTTGTGTGGCAGGTGATTACATATATACGTCAACCAATGGAGGACAAAATTGGAGCGTTAATCTGGCTTCCGGATTACGTAATTGGTCACGGATTGCGGTCTCGGCCAACGGGGACCATCTTTTAGCTGCGACCAGTGGTAGTCAACTGTATGTTTCTCATGATTTCGGTCTCTCTTGGGCTGTTCGGGCCGTAGTTGGTACCTGGACGGATGTTACTCTCAATGCGAATGGAACTCTCATGGCAGCCACCATGTATAACGGAAATGTCTATGTTTCCACTGATTCGGGTCTTACATGGACTCCTCAAGATGCGATTCGATCATGGGGGTGTGTGGCCATGTCTGGTAGTGGTGATCTTATGGTGGCAGGAGTGGGTGCAGGGTTGACAACGGGTTCTTTCTACGAATCGTTAGATCAGGGAGTCACCTGGATACCACAAACACTACTCGGTACACGTAACTGGATTGCGACAAGTGTTTCCAATAGTGGAATTTATCTCTTAGCAGCAGCCTACACGGCCAATGGTGGATTACATGTGGGACACCAAATCTTCTCTGGTCCCATTGGTATGACTGGGACAACCGGGGACACTGGATCCAGTGGATCTACTGGTCCAACAGGTTCAACCGGAATCACAGGTGCCATTGGATCCACTGGACCCACCGGATCCACCGGATCCACCGGACCCACAGGATTCACCGGACCCACAGGATTTCGTGGGCCTACAGGCCAAACAGGGATCACAGGAATCACGGGTCCCACGGGCAAAACTGGAAACACCGGCCCAACCGGTAATGTGGGTTTAACGGGCCCCACTGGTCCAACAGGATCCACGGGATTCACCGGACCCACAGGCCACACAGGTTTCACAGGTAATACTGGTCCTACCGGAATAACTGGATTGACAGGTGATACAGGTCCAGATGGAGCCACAGGTTTAACGGGTTTAACAGGAGCAACTGGGAATACAGGACCAACGGGACGAACAGGTGCCACTGGGTCAACGGGAAACACGGGTTTGACAGGTGCCATGGGTCCCACTGGTCCGACAGGATCCACCGGAAATACTAGTGCCATGGGAGACACAGGGGATACTGGTTCCACGGGACTCACAGGACCCACTGGGTTAACTGGACCGACTGGGTTCACAGGAGATCGTGGTTGTACGGGTAACACCGGCAACACTGGCAACACCGGACCCACTGGCATGACCGGACCTCCGAATGGCATGACTGGGCCAACAGGAGCTACCGGACCTGGAGGTCCGGGACCCAAAGACGTCCCATGGTCCACCATTCCAGGAACCTCACAAGCAGCCGTCAGTAATCAGGGATACATTACCACAAATGCAGGAGCAACTACAGTCACTTTACCTACCTCGCATAATACATTGGATCGTGTGGTGGTGCTATATCAAGGATCTGGTGGTGGCTCCTTGGTGACGGGTGGCAGTGATGTGATCCTTTATTTGAAACCTTTCATGTATCCGACCAGCACGTCATGGGTCAGCATTCCAACTCAAACCAGTCTCAATGGTCAATGTTGTGCCAACAGTGGTTCTGGAGCAGTGATCGTTGTTGGGATTGATGGAGACTATCTGTACACTTCGACCGATTATGGAATGACATGGGTCCAACATACGGGAACAGGAGTTCAAGCGTGGACTGGCGTGGCCACCGGAGCTACTGGCGAGTTGATGGTGGCCTGTGCAAAAGGAGGACAAATTTATACTTCGACTGATACTGGAACCACATGGATTGCGCGGGACTCCGCACGTGATTGGTCAGCGGTGTGTTCTTCAGCTGACGGGGTCAACTTAGCGGCCTGTGTTGATGGGGGATTGATATACACCTCGACTGATTCAGGAGTTAATTGGTCACCTCAAGCTGGGTCAGGATCTCTAGCCTGGTCGGGAATCGCCTGTTCCGATGATGGAATTAAATTGGTTGCGTCAGTTTTCTTCGATCACATCTATACATCAACTGATTCAGGAGTTAATTGGATCTCTCGAGCCACCGTAAGAGCCTGGTGGAGTGTGGCTTCCTCATGTGATGGTAATACTCTAGTTGCCTGTGTAGGTGGTGGTGGATATTTGTATGTCTCCCTCGACTCTGGGGCCACTTGGAATCAATATGGAAGCTCCCAAGACTGGTACGATGTCGCATGTTCCCATCTAGGTCGAACTATGATCGCTGTGGCTCACAGTGGATACATATATGTATCCACTGACACAGGCATCACTTGGACCCAACAAACTTCAGGCGGAAATCGAAGTTGGGTCTGCACTTCTATCTCCGCAGATGGATGGAAAATGGTGGCCTGTGCCGACACAACATATCATATTGCACCCATTCGAAAATTGTGGCCGAATTCGGTGACTTCGATTACGGCTTTACAAGGATCTTCGGTAGAAGTCTTGTACATTGGGAATTTTCAATGGATGGTGGTCGATTGTAATGGGATTTATTAACATGGGGACAAAGTTTCACATCACAACGTTGAACGATCCGGTCTCTTTGATTTGATTAAATCAGATTAATCAAATCAAAATATCACCTGTTTATATTTATGACCAATCATTGACACTAAACGTGACCACATCATGACCAACCGTTTTCGGAAAGACGTATGTCCCGGCGAAGGATGGGGTATTTCTAAAATAATTATAGTAAAATCATCTGAGTATGAATGTAGACAAGCCTTAGTTAAAGACGACAAGGATGACATGATTGGTTGTTTTTCTGATAAGGAACCATATTGTTCCAATCGATCCAAAATGTTAGGGTAGACATGGACACCGACAGGCCAATGGATGTAAGATGGGATCTGATCAGAGGCCGTCATTTAATCGCGGGACCGCGTCGATGTTGTGATAAGATCAAATTTTGGAGATCAAAACAGCTTTATAGTTTGTCTTTGTCCATGGCACACCAATGACCCGCATTTTCATATCCAGTGATCCCGTAAATTGATTTATGTGTTGTACCACATGCTAACGGTTTAATATTGCGTGGTGCTAAATTCAATTTGTTGTTACAATCGGCCAAACTAGAAGCACCAACGCAATTGGTCGCATCGGTTGACATACATTGCACATCACCCGCACTATTTTTAGTCACCGGCCCAGTGTAATAAGTAGATTCCAGACACCGCCAATTATCTTTCTGTGGATAACTTCTCAGGACATCTGCTGTCGAATAGATTACAATTTCCCCTAAATTGATGTACTGGTTAAATTGCGCTAGATGGATGACTTTGGCCATAGTTCCAGTAGGGGGTATAATTTCGTATGATTTCGCTTCGGTCGATATGGTTTTGGTGTAGGTATTGGTTCCAGTTGCATTTGTAAAAGTTAAAACTGCACCTACAATCCGATCACCGCAACAGTCCTGGCGATTGGTCATAATTAGTTTGACAATTGGAATTTCTTTTTTAAGAGTAATTTCGAGCCATTCTTCGGGTCCATTAAAAGTATATGCAAATGTATCGTGTGCACCATCGATCAATTTACTGGCATTGAATGAATCATTGTTGTAACAACTCGACATGGAAATGTCGGTGGTTTCCAAGGGAACAATTGCAGTCGTGAATTCTGGTTCCGTCACCGCGACAATTGGCATAATTGGCATGGGTCTAATGGTACCAATCGTACTCACAATCTTGATCGGAGTGGCCGATTTCACAGCAATCTCGGTCACTGTGGTTTTAGCAGTATACCCACCAAATCCGATGTACTGAACAGGTGGGTTGGCTATTTTGGTCGAATCAATCACCCACATAATTTGCGAATTCTGACCCACAACCTGTCCGAGTCCGAAAGAGACTTTATTGTTATCCTGGACCATAACCCAAGCATAAGTCTCGGTATTCCAATTGATCGGAGTGGGAATGAATTGTCCAGTGGTATTTCGTGTATCGAGTCCATTATAAATGATGAAAGTACGATTGGAAGCAGTTTCACCACCCACCACGATACCATAGGCGTTAGCGTCATCAATGCTGTGAGTGATCGCAGTGGGAGCAAACTGAATGTAGAAATCACCACTGGCATTGACTTTGAACACTACCGCACCATTGCCGGTTGCAGGCAGAGTCCACATTCCATTTTGGTAGTAAACATAACCAGGTTTCAGGACACTGGGATCAAAGATGAATGCATCTGATCCAATCGTGTATGGTGCTTCCGGCTGTTGATCATCGTATTTTCCATCGAATCCATGAAGAGTACCACACCAAGCATCGGATTGTCCTTTAACCCCACCACACCAACCGACTGAAGAACAACATTGTTGATTGGGGCAAGCAGTGTTGTTAAATTGTGGTCCACAGCGCCCATCAGCGGAATATTCGTAGCCGGCCCAATTCTTTTTCGGGGTAATTATGGTTACAGTTGGAGTTGGAGTTGGAACTGGAACTGGAACTGGAACTGGAACTGGAATTGGAGTGGGGATTGACGTTGCCTCTGGTTGTTGATCATCATATTTCCCATCGAAACCATGATAAGTGCCACACCAGTCATCAACTTGTCCCTTGAGACCGCCACACCAGCCCATTGATGAACAACACCGGCGGTCAGGACAAGCTTTGTTGTTGAACAGTGGTCCACAGCGTCCATCAGTTGTATATTCATATCCTGCCCAGTTCTTTTTTGTCACGATTTCTGTAGGTGTGGTTGTGGTTGTGGTTTCTGGAGGTGGAATTGTGGTTGTGGTTGTGGTTTCTGGAGGTGGAGTTGTGGTTGTGGTTGTGGTTTCTGGAGGTGGAGTTGTGGTTGTGGTTGTGGTTGTGGTTTCTGGAGGTGGAGTTGTCTCAGGTGTCGTTTGACTCGAAAGAGAGTACACGACCCATGCAATGATAGTTAAAATGATGACCAGACAAAGAATGAGAAAAAATATTTTCCAATTCATCGTATATATTATATCTATATTTTGTTCAAAATTTGATGACGTCGCCAGGGCGACAGAGACTTACTATTATATCAGAACAATGACATTCATCGAAGAACACCCCACGATACAAAAAATTAAATATCAATGGAGATTGGTCGGAATCATGTCCGCATTTGTCAACCGTTGTTTGTTGAGTAAAACACAGTTAAAACAAAATGTTAGTGTTCATGACAAGAAAATCGATATCGTAAAACATTTGGGGGAACCCGCTGTCTTCAACATGCCACATGTTGATGTGTTTAATTACAATCTCTTTCGACATGTCCATCAAACCATGGATATGGACTTTCAATATTTACGTGATCATGCCCCTCCAGACACATTACAAGTTGATTCAAATCACCTCGATATTCACCCGCATCTGAAACATCTATTGGTTGGTTTTACCACTCTGAACGAACAATTAGTCAATTTCATATCAACCAGTTATGAGAAACTCTTCGATCTCAAAGTAAAAAAGATTATTGACTTTTTTGTTCGACAGAGACGAGATTATTTAACCATTTGTCGAATCAAGTTCGGCACTGGGGTCAACCACTAACTTATCAAATGCCTCCTGATTAATCCCCCATGTTGGCATTCCAGTCGGTTCCATCTCCATGGTGACAACGCCAGTATTACATTCCAAATAGTACAACATGGAAATTATTTCTGCTCGATTAATCAGAAACTCTTTCTGAACAATTTTATTAGCCACCAGATAAATATTAAATATGTTACAACGAAGTCCTTCTTTTTGCAGGACGAATAACGACTGACTAATAATTTTAGTCAATTTACGGAATCGATGAATTGGAATATTCCCCAGAATATTGTTCATGTTCACGCGAAACATGATCTCTTCTTCAGTTAGGTTCTCAAAATCTCCCTCTCCATTTTCTTCCTCTTGTGAGTTCATATAATATTATATTGGTATTTACTTTGTTCATCGTTGAACAGATCATCAATCAATTTTCTCATACATTTTGCGGAGGACTTGCAAATTTTGATTGATCCAGTGAGTCACTTCATCCACTGTTCCGATTAAATACTTGGGTGCCTCATTATACTGGAAAAACGCATCTACATATTTGTAGAGTAATTGCTCTGACAAGTGTGGTTGTTTAATTTGGCGTGATTGATGTAACGATTGAGTAATTTTTTGTTTAAGAAGTGAGAAAACAGTCTCCATCACATCCTCAAGATTGTCTTCGGTAATGCCATGTTGATTAAACTTGGCATTCATTGTTTGATCCATAATGAGACATTGTTTTTCAATTGCTGTCATCGCGGACACCATAACGCGCGTATTGTCTGTTAGGGGTGGAGATGAATAGGGTAAATCTTCCAGCGTTTCCATAATGGAATCAATCTTCGCATCAAGTCTCTTCCAATTGCGAAGATCATACATAATCTCTTCCAGTTCTTTAAGAGAACATTGTTTGAAATGTTCCATGCCTGTGTATAAATAAAATCATTGATCGCTCTCGTTCATCTCATTCAAATTTTTTATATCACATGTGATATAAAAAATTGCGTGTTATATTATTATAACATATGCCTCCATCACCACTTTTCTGGTTATTTTTCTGTTTTAGTGGCTCCATCGGAGTATTGATCATTCTTGTTATTCATTGGCAATGGTGTCTGCGTTCCCTGATTCGAGTAACGAATTACACTTTCGATCGCTATCTGGATTATAAATACCGTGGTTACCAATGTCAGATAGGTACTAAACCATATCAATTGACGCAAATTGAGACATTGACACCTGATTTAACCTTGATCTCGGAATCCCGACAAGATGATTTATCTCACCCAGTCACATTACGACGTGACCCAGAGGATCATACCATCAAATATCTTCATTATTGTTATGGAAATGAAGAATACATTCTCCCTTGGGATCCTACGCAGACAGAAATCACTCTACCGGTTTATTCCGCGAACGAATTGGAAACTGTTTTTAAAATGGAATACGAGATGATTTCGGTTTCGTCGAAGTCTCCGCATGATCTGAACGGTCCTTCTACCTCTCACGATGCATCACAAATGCAAGAGTTACATTACCGTATTCCCCAGTTCGCTGGTCCTAAGGGAAATTTCTATTGTGATACACCCTATCGATTTCCGGCCGGTTGGTTAATCGATACACATGGTCACTCATTTTTATCCGAACAAGAGCAATTGATGTTGTTCTCGGTGACTTATCAAACCTACACATTCTCACCCACACAACTGTTGGTCGTGAGTGACTCAGTCTTTTAATTTTTTGTCATCATATGATATAGAATTAATGTCTAATAAATATAAAATCACCGAATTGGTGACTAATGTCCCCGATGTGGGCAAATTTTCTGATGTTTACCTTTGTGGACCTTCAGCCATCGTGACCGATAGTCAGAAAAACATCTGGATCGCCAACAATGGAGACACACAAAGTGTTAATAAGAACGTCTCCCACTATGATCTCTACGGTGTTCGTCTCAGCGAAAATCTTCCATTCATTGATTATGTGTCTCCGGATCCACTGGTCCCACCATCACTACAACGTCAAACTCTGACTGATCTGTTTTGGTTGCAAAAAAATGTCTTGTATTACCGAAATAAAAAAATCGTTGCGATGCCTCGTTTTTACAATTTCCCACCAATCATTGGTACCGTGAGACGCCAACCTTCTCCCGAGGAGATCGCACTGGATAAATTTCTCAATAAACCCAATGGTTATCTGGGTCGATATTTTAATGTCAGTTATTTGGTCAACTTTTGTGTCAACAAACCCAATCCCCTCAAAACACCGGCAGGGAAACGAGCGACCACATTACTCAGCAACGCCCATGTCATTTATCGAAAATTAATCCTCAACTTATTCAACAGCAGTTTGATTTTCCAATACGGATCCAAATTAAGCGAAGCTCAGCGATGGTTGATCATTAGTGGCCAAGTCCCACAAAAAGAAGATCCCACTCCCACTGAACCAAAAGATGGGATCCTCAAAATGGTGGATCATCATAACCAGCGAGTGGGTGCAGTTGAAGTCGTGACCAATGCGATTAATGATCAACTACCCATCGGTCTGGTTTACAATTGGAGTCGCGGATTTGTGGGTTATGAATTCAATAATGCCAGAGTTTCATGTGATCTTCTGGCTGCAGCTCCCAACGGAAACATCTATGTCTATAGTCCACTAATCCAAACCGGAATTTATTACGGATTCGTAACGGCCATCGATAATTCTGCGAGTTATTCAGTCTATACTGGAATCGCAATGAGTAGCAATAATATTTATGTAGCTAATCTGAGTAATCGACGCATCGACATGTTCGATTTTGGGTGGGTAGCCAACCGTGACCTGATCTTCGTTGATCCGGATCTACCAGAGGATTACAGCCCGTACAACGTCTTCAACTATAAGGATCAAATCATTGTCTTGTATGCCAAGATCGATACTACCAGCGGGCCTTACATTGATAAAGTCACATATGGGAAGGGATACGGAATCATCAACGTCTTCTCTTCCAGCGGACAACTGATCAAACGCGCGGTCACCAATGGGTATTTGAACGCGCCATGGGGGATTACCATTGTTAAACATTATTTTGCTCATGGTAAATACATCATCGCCAATCACGGTGATGGACGTATTTTAATTTATGATAAACATTGGTCACTGGTCAACAGAATTCGTTATAAAAATTATGAAAAATCATTGGCCGGATTATACGGTGTTTGTAGTGTTTATGAGGACGTCTATTTCACATCTGGTGCGAACGGTATTGTCAACGGTCTTTATGGTGAAATCAAAAAACCGCACCATGGATCACCTTGTCCACCACACCCACCTTGTAATTCAAAACAAAACAATCCTCCACACGCACGCACGCAACCTCATCCACCCGTCACCATTCCAACGGTACTTACAACCAGTTTAGATTGGTACCATGGTCACACCGGGCTTCCTCATTTAATCAAAACCAAACAAATTGTTCAGAAAAGTGGTCCGCCACCGCCCAAAATTCCTCCCAAAGTGGTACCATTTCGGCCAAAAATCACACAGCCACAACCCAAAGAGGCTCCAAAAGGTTCCGAAGACTCGAAGAGTTCCAGCGGATCTGACACAGGATCGATATTTTCGCAAATGTCAGATTGACATGCGAAATTGGTCTGCGTGATTTATGTTTGATATACAATCGGGTGACCCACACAGTTTCTTTTTTGCTCAGTTAGTGTCATTTGTTGATCCAGATGATCCAAATAAATGGGTAATTCTTCTGGATCGATTAATGGTATCTTAGGGTGAGCTTCCCATCGGAAGCGTTTCCCATAATATTCTAGTTCAAAATCTTGCGGATAATAATGAATCAGTGGCGACTCATCCGATAACATGTATCGATGATACACTGTGGGTAAGAGTAAATGACTCTGGGGTGGCAAAATCATCATCAATTGATGTAGCGGTTTAACCGGTTGTGAATGTGTGAATATGTGTCGAGACACTGTCAATGAATTTTGTTGATTCAAATAACTGCCCAAATCAGTCAGCAATGGTGTTGCATCGTGAGGATAGAACCAGTACCAATCAGAACACTGATCAAAATAATACATCGCATTCCATTCCAGACCGATTAGATACTCTTGACAGATCTGTGAAATCATCGATTCACGCTGCCATTCATCGTCCGGACAATGGTGGAAAAAATACTGATAATAACGCTGCGGCCACTCAGAACGGAAAACATTGATCTCATCTTTCCATAAGTGTTCCACCTTCTGATACTGTTCGACTGCTTCATCATAATTGACTGGAGCCGTCACACCACATGCATGCATACGTGACGATGTCATGTGATAATCTCGTTTCTTTTTCTGTTCTTTGAGGTCATGTTCCTCTCGTTGTGATAACCAGGTAATTAAATGTGTGAATGCCATGTGGTTCCAATAACCGTTCTCTTGACACAAATAACCATCGTTTTTCAGAACATAACGGTATGCACAAATGATCCGTGCAATACCACCATCACGGATTTTCAAACTGGGACACGGTGGAAGAAAATCATTTCCCAAGAGGAAAGAAACGAAGATGTAATCCTTAATGACTCGGTCTTGAACAAAATTGGATTCTTCTTCTGAACCGTTCTCTAAAATAGCTAAATCTGTTGGGTTTACGCGATCCTTTAATAATGGAGTAATCTCCTGTTCAGTCACTAACAAGGTAAAAAGTAACTCTTTGAGTGCCTGGATCCAGAAATAATTAAGAAATGGATATTTATCAATGGCTAAGTCAACCTGATTATTTTTCATGAAATTATCTTCACGAATCAATGCGATGTTATCACGATGTGTGCACAAGGACAACATGATCAAATCAGAATCCAACCCATAAATCACACAATTTTTGTCCAAGGGTTGTGTTTTGATCATCTGTAAAATTTTATGTTCACCTTCCGATGGAACCGTGGCATCACTGAAAATAATTTTAATCTGTCTCAGTTGAGAAGTTCGGCAATAGTGATCAATCTTGGCGGATAACAAGGCCATAAACTCTGTGGCCGGAGAAATCATATTGAAATCGGGTTGCTTAGACAGAACTTCCGCTCCATACTGTTTTTTCAAGCATGTCAACTCGTCATTTTCTTTAACCGCTTTATAACGACGCATTCGCTGTTGTTTAATTTTGGCCACTGGTGCAACACCATCAATTGCGATAAACACCAACTCGGTTGGTTTCACATATTGAATAATATAATTCAAATACACCACCACACCGTCACACATTTGTTCCACGCTATACTCGGGATGGCTCTTAACACAAGGATGAATTCCACAATTGAAATCCAAATACAATTGATGCACAGGATCAAACGGTGGACCCTCACGTAGAATATGCTTTTCAAAATGACGCACCAACCAACTAAAATAACTGGGAATTCCCATGCTAACTTGAATGAGTTAGCATGGGAATTACAAAAGAATACCACATCAATTTTCCAATTTAACTCGACCTCGATCTCGATTTAACCAATCCACATATTGGTTAATGGGTTCCATCTGGATCTCATTGATTTCGATTGATTCGCGTAATTGTTTGAGACATTGATAACAATTGACGATATCATCGGTTCCCACTGATCCCAATGTTTCGAATTTTTTGAGTAATAAATAACCCAATACAATCGATGCGGAACGACCTTTTCCAGCTTTACAGTGCACATATATTTTAATCTTTCGGCGGGCATGGTCATATAAAAATTCCACTGCTTCAATCAGATCGCTTAACTGCAGCCCTCGAGTATCTTCGGTGGGAACATGGAGGTACTCAATTCCCTGTGCAATCCATTCATCTCGAGAAACTGGATGGAAATAAAAAGTTTTTTGTGTTTCAAAATCCTCTAAAGCACTAACAATGGCACCTATGTGTTGCTGTTTAAACGCTTGTAAATGTCCCAAATTATGTAATGGAATACCACCTAAAACCACGACATCATCGATGGAATTCCACCACTCACTACCGTATAACTCATGATACAAATATTTACCCATCAAGGTGCCCATATAATAATTATATTTACGCAACCCATACAAATAATCGAGAAACCATTGAACAAAATTCATATATGTAATCATTAGTTATTTGTTTTCAAATCATATGCGCGATTTAACAAAGACATGATGCGGTGAGCTTTACACAGGCCGTACGGTACTAATTTCCACATTTTTAGCATGCAAATAGGATTCAATCGTATTACATAAATGATGTTGGGTTTTTTTGTCGGTTTTTTGGTCAATGGCTTGGAATAATAATTCCAAGATTTTCAGGTCGGCATCGGACCACTTGGCCGTCGAATCCTGATAGAATCTCAGAATGTTGGCCGGAATGGTACTAACCACATATTTTTGATATTCTTCGATAGGTGGCGGGGGATCCTTGTTAAGGAACTCTATACAACTATCTAAACAAGTGGTGGTCATGGACCCCTCCATTTTAAGATCATATGTCGATTTTAATCTCATCAATCCCGCCATAACTTTAGTTTCCAGATCTTCAAGGAACGGTTCGAATACTTTACTAAATGAATGGGTCGCAAAAGACAATCTAATTCCATGAAAATGAACGATGGGACATCGTAAATGATATAATTGGTTTCGGTCATCTTTATTGATCCACCGTTGTAGACTGTGGAGAGACCATGGCTCTTGAATAGTCAACATGTGATGCCGGAGACCTAGTTTTGTGCCAACTGATTTGTAACTCACAAGACCGATTTCAATCATAGCGGTCACCGGATCCAAATATTCAAATCTATTTTGTTCATTGTTATTCATTTGATTAAATAACAATGAAAGTCCGGATCCCCCATATTTAATAAAATTGTCCATTTATTACGATCCAATAAAATTGATCAGATCAACGAATTCAATTTTTACAACATCGTGCCAGAAGTTGCCGATTGTGTTGCTGAATTTTTGTCGAACTGAGACGCGAAACACGAGTGATTTGACGAATTAAATCATATCCTAACAAATGATACCAACTGATCTCACCCTTGACATAACGACAAATGATCAACAACATGGTGGTATTGTATCCCAATGACATTCCCCGAAGGATCAATTCTTTTTTCCCCACATCATAAATAATGTCGCTGCTGATGCTCAAAACCTTATTCAGGATCGAAAGCGGAATGGGTAAGAAAATGGTTGTGTACAAGAATCCGACATGAGGGTGTGGATAACGGTTAAAATGATCTTCATCAACGATACAAATTCGTTTGAAATGTTGATAATCTGCATTTTTGTTTCCTGGTTTTAACCAAATGGCGCACCCACCCGGTTGAGGGGCCAATACATCTGGGGGGCCCAAGACCTCAACCAATTCATAATATTTTTGGAAAGGTGTCTGAAAATAATATGGATTTCCACGATTTTTGTACCGTGAAATCTGTCGCCATGAAACCTGAGAGGTTAGAGAAGATGATGGTGGTTGTGTTGGTGGCAATGATGGCGACAGTGGCAGCATCTGAACTGATTCCATTGGTGGCAATGGGGATGGAAAAGAGGAAGGTGACGATAATGGAAATTGTGGAGATCGTGGAAATTGTGGAGATCGTGGAAATGGCAATGGAGAAGTGAATGAAACCGACGGGAAATCGGTTGGGGATCCAATCGGTGTTTCCGGTCCAAAGGATCCAACTTGTGGATCATCACAGACCATTTCACCAGTAGCTGTCCAGTGACAGTGATTATATTGACGTGACATATGTATATTTATATGGTCGAAAATAAAAATAAATTTAGAATCTTCATCCAAAGACCAAAGTAAGCTATGGACAGCGTGATTCAACAAATTAATCAGTCCATTATCAAACATAGCGGGCAAGTCGATCTAGTTGATCCCATCAGTCGCATCACCGACCAACTTTTTTTGGGCCAAGGTCGCGTCACCGCTCACCGACATGCCCTCACACAATTGGGGATCACTCATATTGTCTCGGTGGGACGCTCTCCTCATTCACCCGTTAAACATGGATCCTTCATCCTCTATGAAATCCCTCGAGTCGAAGATCTCAATACAAATAGGTTGGATTTACATTTTCCCGCCGTCTTTCAATTTATGCGGGAGGCTCTCAAGTGTGGGGGATCCATTTTTGTTCATTGTGAAATGGGATTATCACGTGGAGCAACAGTGATGATTGGTTTCCTACGTGCCAATGGCGACTCTCCTTCCTTACAAATATCATATGAGACTGTCAAACGGATCCGCCCCTGGATTGCACCCAATGCCGGATTTCAAGACCAGTTGCGACATTTCTTTTGCGAACCATTAATCACGGAAATGAAATGAAATGAAATGAAATGAAATTTTTCATTTCCGGTGATATAATATAGCAGAATGTCAAACTACCATCAAGCGTTTACCATCCCAATTAATCTCGAAAATCAAACTTTCGTCGCTCATCCATTTGTTCCGAATCGAACACAACCACAATTAATGACCCAAGCCAGATGTTTTGATTTGGTCACTGGTGCCTGTTCGTGCCATGTGTCTCCGCAAGATGTAGTACTCCAAAAGAAGTTGTAAGCCAAAATTTTAATTGTTTTAACCACATATATATGGACTTAAATCTGGCTCTACAGCTCAACCGTGATACACAATATAGGGATTATCGTGATCCACAAGTTCGCGATCACGCATTTAATCAAAGTGTTGCCAATCACGTCTTTGATCGGGTCAATTGTCAATCCCAACCATCATTACCATCTACTCATATTAGGCCAAGCGATCCGTCACGATCATTTTCAAGTTACGATGCATCTGACCAAGTAAACTCTCCAGCATTTACAACCGCCACGGCTCATGGTCCGATGTCCCATGCATATCTCTCGATGAAACAAGCACAGGAACGGGAAACCCTGATGGAATCATCGGTTGCTAATCCCATTGCGATTAAACAATTACAGATGCGTCAGGTAGACGAAATTCGTCAATTATCCGACCAAATGCAACGTCAACAATCGCTCAAATATCAGCATCTTAAAAACACTCCTTGTACGCATCCAGAACCGGCCAATCACACTCTCCACCCACGATCTCCTTGTCAATTCTCTCGGCCATCTTCCCTCCCATATTGGCAAAATAAAATCCCCACAAAATCGAATTCTGTGATTCCATTACGCCAAATCAGTCAGGAAATCGCGCACCGTTACCAACAGATATTGTCATCAAAATAAATTAAAATTGTTTTTGAATTAAAATTTAATTTTCAAAATTAAATTTTAATGTCTCGAATGGGATCGAGGATGAAAGAAATCAGAATTAAAAATTAATGAGGTTACTCATATTATTTGTGAAAAATTTCTTAGTGTTCACGTGAACCAGATGATCTTTTAGCAATTGATTAACTGTAAACCACTGAGCCTGAGCATGTTGCTGACAGATTTGTTGCCAATCAATTTGTTTCTCATCGAGCGTTATTTGTACCCCAATCGACACATTATGTGTTGTCGTCTGCGTTGGTACATCCACACAAAAACACGTATCGTACATATGATCATAAACACCCAATAAATGATATTGTCCGCAATAATGCTCGTTTCCCAACTCTTCTTTCATCAAACGAATGATCGCACTTTGAATAGTTTCCAGTTTTTGGATCCGACCACCAGGGACAAACCAATACCCTTTGGCCGGTTCGTTGACCCTCTTTCCGAGGAGAACTTGTCCGTTGGGATTAACAACAATCAAATCCAAACTGACCAACGGGGTTAACGAAACAACAGTTAAAACTCGTGCAAAGACAATCTCGGCATCTCAAAAATAATTTATTAATATTAACTTCCCGAGGTCTTTATAAATAGCTCTGAAACAATTAAAATTGATTTCTCCATTCGGAGTTTTATTTTTCTGATTATATTCAATTGTTATATATCAGATGTTGAAAACTATTGGTCATACCTACACCTATTCTTCCGACGATTGGTTGGGAACTGGTAGTTTCGCGACGGTATATAAGGGTTACCATGAACAATCTCATCAACCGGTAGCCATCAAAGAAGTTAACCTCGCGCGAATTAAGAGATATCCCAATTATGAGCAAGTGATGCGAAGTTTATCTTCCGAAATTCGCACCATGAAGTTGTTACACCACCCCAATATTTTACAATTGATTGATGTAATTGAAGAACACAATATGTTATATTTGATCCTGGAATACTGTAACAACGGTGATCTAGTTTCATATCTACAAAAACAAACGCTTGGTTTCCACAAAACAACCGGATTGAGTGAAAGCGAAACTCATTACATTGGAGTCCAATTGTTCAAGGCCATTAAATATATGCATTCCATTGGTGTGGCCCACCGAGATCTCAAACCCCATAATATTTTATTACAACGTGAATCTGAAACAGATGACCCAGATCATTTTCAGATTAAAGTAGGTGATTTTGGATTTGCGACCGTTTTGAGTGCCCAATTATTGGAGACCATGTGCGGTAGCCCTTTATATATGGCACCGGAAGTTCTTAGAGCAGAAAAATATACCAGTTCGGCCGACTTGTGGAGCTACGGAATCATTTTATACGAGTTATTGGTTGGACGATCACCATTCAAAGCAAGAAATCTAATTGAACTAACCAATATTCATAGTCGAGTCTCGCAAATTTATCTTCCAACCAACATTTTTGTCACACGTGAATGCCGTGAGTTAATCTGTTCATTACTAGTGATGAATACACGTGAAAGAATGCAATGGAATGAGTTCATCAATCATCCATGGTTGTTACGTCAAACAATCACTGAACAAATTTCCATCCCTCATGTGCCAACAGCTTCATCCATCGTATTTGGTAGTGTTCCTATTCAATCACCGGATTCACACAATCACATGCAAGTTATTGAAATGACTCATTCGCCCATTTATACCGCACATTTACTGAATCTCCCGTCCAACCAAATCTTACCACCATTGACGACCAACCCAACCAACCCGACCACTTCCACTATCCCTAACTCACCCACCTCTACGATCTCGTCATCTAGTCCATCGTACCCTCTTTTAACCGAATCCGAATTGATGTACGAATTGCATCACTGGTTACAAATTATTACACAACTCAACAATTTGGGAGACACACAGCAATCATTGCGACATCACTACGAGGCCTCATGTTTATATCAACATAGTTTACGAGTCTGTCAAGTGGCCGCGGACGCGATCCGTTATCATTTCATTGAAATGAAAGACATTGCATTGACGGATTTAACACATCTGGAAGAAATCATTCCTCTGGTCTCTCACAGTGAAATCATTCCAATGATCCAACAACTCAAAACCATGACCGATCAAACAACCCATCTTTTGAGTGCGATACCCGAAGATTGCGGATATAAACCAATCCATATTCTCTTGCTCGATATGGCTCTTTCATTGCAACGCCAAGCGGAAATGGAAATCGCAATAGAAAAACCAAAAATGGTCGAAACGCATACCACAACAGCCATTTGTTTATTAGAAAGTTTAATCTTGTTTTCCCAATCAGATATGAAAATCGTATTACAACAACGAGTGGATTATTTAAAAATATTTGCGTTCTCAATCGGCACTGTCGAAAAACCAAAAATAATATCAAAGCGATAAGATTTAAAAGCAGACGTTGTAATCTAATTAACAGATGTCTTTCAGTGATCTCCACACATCATTCATTCCCAAATCATTATTTGATTGGGAATTTTATTTGTCTCATAATCCTGACTTGAAAAAAGCAGGTCTCCAGACCTTAGAAAAATGTTATCGACATTGGACTTCATATGGATGTTATGAAAACCGTTTAGTTCGTTCGACCAAAACCGGTACAGAAATACGTGTCAAACTTAATCCCAAAGAAAAATTCAAACTGTCTGAAACCCCAACAACTGTGTCCGTGACGGGACACTCCCCGATCGACTTGAAGTTTAAAATTGCCGTTATGATTCATGTCTTTGATGTGAATTTAATCAAATTCTTTGTCAGTCATCTGATTCAATTGAGTCATAATTATTGTCCTGAGAATTTTGAGATTTATTGGAACATTGTGCAAGAGGATAATCCGTATCAAGGCGATCTACGGCAATACGTGCGCTCTCTCGTGAGCGATCTACCCTATCAACATTGTCATTACCAATATAGTCTTAATCGAGGTGGGGATATTGGCGGTTTCCTCTTATTGTCACAATCCGTTGTTAACAGTGGAATCAATTACAAATATGTCATGTTTGTGCATTCTAAAAATAAACGGATCTGGAGAATTGATTTGTGTCGGTGTCTGTTTGATATCCGATATGAACAACTGGATCGCTCGCCAGGAGTGGGCATGATCAGTGCCAAAAAATGGATTAATTCATTCGATCCTAAAAAGCAAACCGAAGAATTTCGACGCTTCCGCTATCATCTAATCGAATTGAGCAAATTCTATCGGGTACCGATTGATCAAGCTTTTAAATTTGTCGCAGGAACCATGTTTTTAGCAAAATATGAGATCATTCAGTATGTGGTTGAACACGAATGGCAACAAGTCTATCAGTTATTGAATCGGGTTGAGAGTGTGGATGTTAACTGGCTGACCGTCATGAACGAGATGGGTAAAGATCCTCAAGGAACTACAAACGATTATCAATATCGACTCAAATATCGTAAATCATTACACTCCGATTACATGATTGAACACACGTTCGAACGGATTATCGGATTGATTTGTCAACAATTACATTTGGAACTCATGGGACACTGAACCGGAACCAAATCTAGAGCTGAAGCATTTCTGTCTGTCGGATTATGTGATTTTCTGTGTCTTGGCCAGAGAGATCTAAACGCACAAGGCTTGGTAAAACACACAGACCTGTACGTTTTCCGACCAACCGGATACTCATCCTTGGTGTCAGTTCCGATACTAATTCATCTATCGACAATAACTCCAAAGACAATCGAACATTGAGAAGTGTTCGATTACCGGTATTAGTCAATTCGATCTGAAATTGACCCAGACTCAAACTCTGTTGATAATGGACTTTCGTTCGAGAGATTGCCAGTGTTGCGACACACAATGATTGTCTCATCGTAATAGGTATTGTTGCCATCTGTGCGGTTAGTGTCGCTTGACTGCTTCTATTTCCGCATTTCAGATCATCATTTGTGATCGGCTCATTCCATGTGATAAATTGATCTTCGCCCGGTTCCAAACGATCCATGTGACGACTCATTTGACCATTATGATCGGTTAAGATGACATTATCCAATGGATATTGACCCCGATTGCACACATGATATGTGTACATAATTGGAGACCCCACGAGACAATCTGGGTGTTTGGGTAATCCTTGATACTGATCCAAAACCAACTTGGGTGGATCGGGTAACAAGACATGAATCTGACATGACGCCACAGTAACGCCAGGGCCACTATGTTTCAGAATGACAGAATTCTCGACATGCCCATACATAACGTACTCAGCGGTAACCAATCGATGCCATTTGACTTGTTGCGAGAACAGTGGAGGCATGGAATCCCATGTCCGAACAATCCCATTAGAATCCAATAGAGTCACATGATCAAGAGGATGATTACTTTGATTGATGACACTACATTGATAATTGATTCGACTACCCACGGTCACTGGAATCTCCAAATCAGCTTGCTCATGTTTGATCAACAATCGGGTCCATTGTGAGATTGCGGATGTAATCTCAACTGGATCCGACTTAACTGGTGGATGATCATGATCAACATATGCGACGGTGGTCACGGAATTGGTAATGTTTCGATTCAATATATCCGATAACTGAACTGGATACATTACAGTCACGGTCCACCATTCCTCAGTTTCTAATCGGTCGCGGTTCAAGAGATGACCCAATGAATCTTGGAGTGTAATCTCTGATAATGGATAACCACCCGTGTTGATCACATGATATGTGTATCTCATATGAGATCCTGGATACACGATCTCGCAACTACTTTCACCACCTGCGTCATCTGGAATAGGCGTAACCGGAATCACGCGAATCGATGGTGGTGAATAGAGGCAAGTTACCAGATCCTCTGATACGTTCGCTGTATCAGTCATGATGGTTACTGTGTTCCGGATTGATTGATGAAATTTTTCGTTCTCTGTCACACAATGAAGCCATTGAACATGGTGTTTTTCCAAAGGTTCCAAAGTTTCTAACAAATGACAAACATAACCGTAGGAATCCCGAAAGGAAACATGAGCCAGTGGATAATTACTCTGATTGATAATTTCAGTAGTATAACAGAGAGTTGTCCCAGGAGACAGGTGGTAATCTGAGAGACTAGCCGAGAAAGAACCAATGGTTAACTGGGTCCACAATGGGACATCCAATTGATGAGTCGCGCAAGAAGATGTCAGACATAATGATCCCATGTGTGCCGTTAAATTGACATGATTTTCGATAAGTTGATAGATGATATCTTGCATCTGGACCGTGGAGACCTGAAGAATCTTTTCGCTTTGGTCTGGTAAGAGATCGTGAAACCAAACCGTATGGTTACGGGTATCTTGAAGAGTAATATGATCTAGTGGATAGCCACCATCGTTTGTAACGGTGAAAACATAAATAATAGGTGTTCCCACATGCACCACTGCACATGGTGCAATCAAACCGTTGACACTGATTTTAACCGATGGAGACTTGGGTAAAACCGTTAAGGTTTCTCGATTTAGAAAAAACGTTGGAGATAATTGGTCACTGGTGAGTGTAACATGATTGACAACCGAACTGGAGCGGTAATCTTGATCGGTTAAACGATACTCCCAAATCAATAGACGAGAATCCTGGGGGGTCAATGAATCTAACATGTATGAGTACCCGTAAGAATCTACGGCTCGGAGATTTGTCATGGTGTAATTGCTCTGATTGGTGATCATCAATTCATACTGAATTTTCTCGGCATATTTATACCAATGGGACCGATATGAGTCACAGATCACTTGTGTCCATTGAGGAAGTGGGATCCAAATGAATGATGGAAGTGACTTAATCTGACACGGACATGGCCCATTCGAGTGTTCCAGAAAGTTCGCCGTGACATGGGCCATCACCTCCAGATGATTATTCATGATCTCTGATTCTGTGACTCGATGTGTCACGGTAATTGTTCGTGTTTGGTCAATTCCTATGTCATCAATGATGATGTGGTGTCCCAACGTATCTTCTATTTGCGCGCGGGTCAATGGATACCCTCCAATGTTCGTGATCAAGTACTCCCACTTAATTTCATATCCGGCATAAAGCGGAGACGGAACGATCATTGTGGATGTGGATATGGTTATCGTGAGCTCCGGTGGTTGTTTGAGAGTCATCCAACAGGGATCGACGACCAATTGGAAAAATCCGTTTTTCCCGGATCCTTCTAAGACCAAATGACTTTGGATGACACCGACCAAAAGATCTTCGATTGTAATGGGATAATAATCATGCAACGTCACTGTTTCCATCGATTGAATAGAATTGCACTCAAAATGATTTCCCAGATCATCGGACCCTTGAAGATTGTTCACGGGTTCCGATCCATCATTATGAATCGTTAGTGTGTATGTAACAATGGTGCCAATAGTTAATGTAGAGAGTGGATCATATATGACTCCGTCATAACTCACATGGAGTCTGTTCATCTATATTCTAGTTGATCAATCTAGAGAATAAAATTGAACGAAAATGATATCAATTCTCTTAGGATTGATATATATATATATCAATATGGCTGAGTGTTTGTGCCTACCCAGACTGAAAATCTGGATTTCTGACATCATTTCCCAAATAATGGCGGAAAAACAATCGGTTTCGACTCCAAATCCAATGTCAACATCAGGTTCAACATCAGGTTCAACATTACACGAACCTCTGTTATCCCAAGAAGAAGTTGTGGAGGCTACAGACTTTAACCCTTTCGAACAACAAACTGACGAAGATTTAGAGTCGACACTATACTATTCATTCCCCAGTTTGAGTGTGATAGAATTATGCAATATTAATTGAGATGAAACGAAATGAAATGTTAAAAATTGATTGAAATAGTTATTCAATTGATCAATAATACCAATTGATCAATTGATTGCCATGCAAAATATTAGAAATCAATGTCCTGTGTGTCTCAAAATCCTAAGCAGCCCCGCTTACATGTACAAACATTTATTCAAAAATAAAAAACGATGTCAACCACCTGATGGTCATATACCCCCACCGATCGATTACCAACAAGAAATCATCGCTTGGAATAAAACAGTACCAATATCACCTTTCAGCAAAAATAAATTACAAATGCGATCACCTCAAACACACCCACCATCTCCACTACCGGTTCCACAAAGTCCATTTCCATCTGTTGAGAAGGATAGTAATGAACTGTATACCAACAAATATACAATTGCAGTTGATACTAACGGTGATGTGGTTGATTTGCCCAACATTGAAACCAGAAATGATCTGATAGAGTCAAATCCTGCGCTCAAAGAACAAATTCGAAATATTGTTAAAAATCTCAATGGGTGTGGAGAAACACAATCCAATTTAGACCCATCATCGCCAACACAGCCACCGATGCCCACACGAAGTCAAATTGATTTCGAAACCTCTCAAAAGAAAATCAATGAATTAATCGATCAACTGGGTGACGTGCAAGATACAATCGAAAATGGTCTCCGAAAATCTATGAGTGGAATTGATGCGATTTATTCGATTAATTTGATTGATGGCACCCCCCTGACCAATATCGAAAAATACGATTTACCGAGCGAATTTAATGTTCACATAGAACGAGACACCACTTTTGTAGAAATCTTGTATACAGGTCTCTACCATACCTTAACCGAATTAATTGCTCACAAATACAATTTTTTCGAAACGGTACACGCCCAGAAAGCCTTGGACGATGTAGTCAGTTTGATGAAATATCGCAAATACGTGTTGATCAGTTATGCGGTGCTCAAACATCGATTAGACCATCTGGCGAAAATGAATCCGGATCAGGCACAGTATTCGGAAACTTCATTAACACATTACAACGAAGGATGGTCACGACATCATTTTCCACATTTACAACAATACGATGAATGTTTTATTGATAAATTGAAAATCTCGCATCTATCACCGATAGAGTTGATGAGTTTAGTCAAATTCTATGAAAATTTTGCGCAATTGGTTGACATTTATGAAACAGGACAGATTATCAATCCACGGTATCATCAATTAAATTCTCAAGATCATGATCAAATGACTGAAACCGATTTGAAAAAAATCCCTGATCACCAATTGATCAATACAGATCAATTACCTTCTGAATTTATGTTGTTTCCCGATTATGATTATCTCATTCTCCAACGGGATTTCTACTCTCATTTAATCAAAATCAATCCACAGTCTTTTGATCGAAAAGTGGAATACCTGCATCCTGATGTCTACTACAAGCGAATTTATATTGACGGTACATGTGATCCGCCTATGACTGAACCCGAATATCAACGTAATCAATCTTGGTATTGACTATGTACACGCGTGACACATGGTTAAAAAAGATTACACCATGACCAGTAATTGTAATTATAATTTACTGGATGAACAAAGCGGAGCTCAATTTCATTTGGTTCGAATAATGGTACATCACCGCACATTGGTTGTGTATTAATACGGCTATAATCTAACGAGAAATCTCCTGGAAAATAACCTTCAATCCCTTTGGTACTTGGATTCAGAACACCCGCTTCTGCATAAGTGTGCGCTGTTAACATACTGCAAAATTCACCACCTTTTTCAATTGGTCCAGGACCTAAGAGATGATCGCACAACGGTTGAATTTGGGGATATTTATCGCGAAGATACATCAGTGTGAGTCGTGTAGCAGATGGATATTTTACAGGAGTGGTTAGTGCCAGATTAATGTACTGTGACATATGCGCAAATTGCGTCTCTGTTAATGGCTGTGTCAATTTGCGCAGAACGAATTTGACATTTTTACTGATTTTGAGATACATAACGATGAACCGCGCTAAATCACTAACATCAGCCCCCCAATTAGTGACCATTCCCGGCACAAAATCCGGATGTGGTGGGTAATTAGCTTTGGTGGGAGTATTAATGTAACTTTGCCACAAAATTGGAGTTTCTCCGGGTATAACCATACCAACATGTGAAAAACGCGAATTAGTTAGTGCACGCACCATTAAACTGAGCCCGTCATCACCAGCAATTAATAGGACATGACCTGGAGTTTTTAATTCATCCATTTCAGCCAAATTTTGACCCAGCCAAACAGGGTCAAAATTATGTTCCTCCAATGGAATATCACGTTTGATGCACCGTTCCCAGACTGATTGATTATCGTGTTCAATCTGACGGATCGATGATTTGGCAATTTTACGTAATAATGCATCAATGGGCAATGGTAGTGTGCCATCTCGCGCCAATTGGTAATTATGTTGTGGATGTTGAGCCAATATTTCAGTCCATTCATCGGATGTAATATCGAGAATGGGCTTCATTTCAATGATAACACGATTTTTCATCTGTATAAAATAAGGAGTGATAATGTTTATATGTTTATTCACTTTCTCGAGCAAGTTGGCACTTACATAGATATATCAAGAGAGATATTATATTGATGCTACCCCACCGTTGGGTGCAACATTTAACAAGTCATGCGGTTCCGCAAATTAATTGGAAATCAAATGACTCACCCCTCTCGGTTTTTTCTCAACATAACGGTTTACAACTGGAACATTTGGATCTTGATGGTCAATTGATCGCATCACAATATGTCTGCGATGCACAAATTCCAGTTTCGGGAAAAGCAATGACCCAAGACTACTGTGGCTATTATACTGACAACCAATTGGTTGTTGTCAAGTTTAATAGTAAGATCCAAAATGGTCTCCAATGGACCATTAAATTATCAATGTCGGTGGAAGTGTTATCATTAGCAGCTAATTCAACCCAATGTTTTGTTCTTTGTCTAACTTCATCATCTGAACTCCAAATCATTCGACTCAATCATCAAGGACACCTTCTCATATCGGCACCGATGGTGGAACTGTCATTTCCATCTTCCAATGAGATTGATCATCTAGAAACTAATATCGACCAACGTGGACATATCTATTTTTCAACAAATGCATGCGGGTCTCCCGATGTCTCGGTGGTCTCGTTGGATAAAGACAACAACACACAATGGATCAAAACACTCGTCATTCCAGATATTAGTTCTGATGTGAAAATCGTGGCTCCTCCGGAGCATCTCTGGCTAGTTTTTGCATACATCGCCAATCATCTATGCGTGGGGCAACTAGATGCCAATGGGTTGAATCGATGGTTTCATAAGACTCCACATGACATAAGCATCGTTCCCGGTCCATTGGCATTAGATCTGGATTCAGAGCAAAATATTTGGCTTGCCTACCAGAGTGAAGGAACCGTGATCATTTCCGAATTGAATTCGCGGGGAACATGGCTGACATCAATTCGCAACATTACAGTACCTTTATCTGCAACTCTATCCTTAGTCCCACCGGATCCAGCATCATTACAACTTCAGATTAAAAATAATTCATCAATGTATCTCTTGGTGCAGAAGACCTTGATCCATTTATCAAATGGACGTGAATCATTCCCCACAGTGACCTGCCCTCGGGAGGATTCTGAATTTTATATTGCATACGAAAACAATCTCCACCTTGAGTCTCATCAGACTAAGATCAAAGTTATTAAACTCACTCCTGATTGTTTCCCGATCTGGTCTTGGTCACAAATCGTAAAAACTGATCATTGTTGTCCCAAATACATCGCCGGTCACCGATTCGGATTTCTCGTGTATCATTATGTTCGAGATGATCAACGGATCCAATTGGTCGTCGTTTGCCTTGATTCTAATGGTCAACTCACTTGGACTCGCACATTCCCGGACTTATTGTTAACCGAACATCAACCTTCTTATTCTCTCGATCTGGATTCCGATGATAATGGATACATCGCGCTTCATTTTCATCGATCAGATCACATAGAGAATCTCAGCCTTATTCGAATTAACAAATTGGGATCAATTGATTGGATCTGGAGGGAAGTCAACCCTATAATTCGACACGCTGAACCATACATTAAAGTGGATGCGCTACATTCCCTCATTTATCTGACATTGACCGAATGCACTCTGACCGCACAAGAGTATACAGATATCAGAGTCATGCGTTTTAATCTGGAGGGCTGTGAACTACCATGGCAGGAATCTAAGGATTTATGGAACACAGAAATGGCCAATTGTTCTTCGGTAATGTGTTTAGATCCAATTGGAAACATTTACATCTGTTATCTTACACATGGAGGTACTGCTCCGGGTCAGAGTGTGACCGGAAATCAGGATCTGGTCATTGTTAAATTAAATTCCGAAGGGAAATTGTTACATATCATCCAAAATGATAAGATTAATACTCCTTTTGAGAACCGTCACCCATCAATCACATATCATCAAGGATTTATTTATTTGATTTTATGTGTCAGACAGTATCATGAACACACTTTGAAATGGATCAAATTAAATGCACTAACCTTTGAGATAGTAACATGGTTACAATCGATACCAAAAATAACTGCATCCACTTTACCGCAAATCTGTGTGAATTCCCAAGGGAATGGAATTATTTTTCATGAAGATAATAAGACTTTGCGTTGTCAATTACAACGTTTCGATTCGCAAGGATTATTAGTAAAAATTGATCATTCGTGTCTCGAATAAAATAAAATGATATAAAATGTCTTCGGAACCAACTCCAATCTCATCGTCGCCGCCGTTATCACCATCCCCGATAACAGAAACTGATCAAATTAACAATGATCGAATGATTGCCCTGCGACTTATGGCCAATGAATTGGCGGAGATGCTTGCTTCACAATTAGCCATAGGGGGCTTGACTGGTGACAACGATGACAACGATGACAACGGCGATGCCAATTTTATTGAGGCCCAAACGCATTCAATGGATGAATACGAACCCAATTTTCATCCAGCGAATGTTCAAGTTATGAACCAATTCGTTACGATTTCGTCAAAGTGGGATCCCAAATCCCAATGTTCGATCTGTCTCGATAATGACGAACAGACGACTGGAAACGTAAGATCTCCATGCGGTCATTTATTTCATCATGACTGTCTGCAAGAGTGGTTGACACACGGAGATTTTTGTCCCGTCTGTCGTCGACAATGGTCCTAAAGTTTGGTGAGATGTGTCCAATCGTACACATTATCATACTCATAACCATTTCTCTTGAATAATTGGGTAAATAAGTTGTACAAATAATTATACTTTGGTTTTTCTGCGAAATCCAGGGATTTCACATAGTCCATATAAACTTTGAACTCTTTGGGTAATCCTTGGCAGAGTTGTTCAGTCGAGATTTGTGATTTACATTGATGAATTAACCGATATTTTTCTTCACGGGTCGAAGTCGTGTGACCTAATCCCTGCCATGGCAGGGAGCCTTTCATTAAATAAATCAACATATAACCGATTGATTCCAAATCATCGCGCCGCGATAACTCATGACCTTGGTGTCCATTGAGAGATGTGTAACGAACTGTTCCCACTAACTTTTTATTGTCAGCCCAAGGAATGTGGGTATTGTCGCGATTCTTAAAAAATTTACATAGTCCAAAATCCACTAAGTAAACATTATTATTATGTAATCCAATCAGGAAATTCTCCGGTTTAATATCTCGATGAAGAACGCCGCGTGAATGCAGATATTGAATATTTTTGATGATTTCCTGGGCCAAGGTTAAAACGGTTTTCAGTATAAAATGATGACCACACAAGGAAAACAAATTCTCCAAATTAGGACCCAACATCTCAATAATCAATACATTGTAATCATCTTGGATTCCACTCCAATGGATTTTCGGGATTCCACGATTGGGTTGGTATAAATAACGGTATAATTCAGCTTCTGATTTGAGTAATTGCGTCTCTTTCCTGCGATCTTCCAATTTAATGGCCACCATTTTTTCTGGATGATCGGTGGGTACAAGGCGATCAATCCCTACATAGATATCTCCGAATGATCCTGTACCCAATTGTTTCCCCAGGACATATCGGTTATTGATCATAATATAATTGTTCGCCATTTTATCACTTTGAGTCCTTAGCAAAAATTCAGTTGATGCTTTTATGTAATGCGATGAAAATTGATTTCAAAATTTATTCAGATTACTATCATCATACATCAAAAATTACATCACATGACTGACGCGACACTGGAACATCTAGCAAGTCAGCTGAAAGGTAAAAATTTACAAAAATTGCTGAAACGCGCGCAAAATAATCCCCAAATTCAAACCCTTCTAAAACAGATGTCATCCTCACCAAAAGATGAGCAAAAATTAACACCACGTGAGAGATTGCATGCTAAAATCAGACAATGCCGCATGCAACGTGGTGGTCCTGTCTGTCAACAAGCCGAATTAAAACGCCATCAAGAGGCCGAAAAATCGGTGGCACCGTCACCCTCTCCAGAAGAAGTGGCAACAGCCACTAAAGCGACCGTAAAGAATGTGGTTGAAGATCTTCAAACACGTAAACCGAAAAATCAAAAGGCCAAATTGAAAGAATTGGAAAAGAAAATCGGACAAGTCACTACAGACCGTTGGATGCAAGCAGTCAAAACCGTTCAAGATCATGAAGCCGGTGCGGCTGGTGTACCGGCGATGACCGAGGATCAAATCAACCATGAAAAGAAGATTATTGAGCTATATTTGAAACAGAATCCCGATGTTCTCAAGGAAGAGAAACTGGATGACATCGAAGAGGGACCAGATGACGGGGAAATTGTGGATATAGAATCGCAATAAAATATCTAGTTCCCTTATATACGATGTCTCTTATCTTTATTTTCGTCTTCTTACTGATCTTTGGGTGGGCCATTTATTATGTAATCAATCTGTTAATTAAACGGAGACTCACAGAAAATTTCGACAACCAAGGCAAATATATGCCAAGTGAAGCGATTCATTATTTTTTGACGACCAGTGTACGTCCCGGAAAACAGAATATTGTCAATTTGCAAGAAACTAATCCCAATCATACACGGTATTCCTACCTGACTCCGAAAGATGCTCAACTGGAACAACCTAATCGGCAGGTGGTCAGCCACCGACAAAGTAAGTTAGACCCCCGTAATCTAACATGCGTTGGTAGCAATGCACCAATCCGGAAATTAGTTCAAGAATTCCAACCGTACATGTATGATCAACCCGAACTCATTAATCTCTATGATTATCCATTCTATCGGGATTGGAGATATCCCGAAAGACCGATTGATCCGCGGTTCCTCATTAATCCTGACAAATATTGTCAGGAGAATCCACAAATCTATCCCAGTTATAAACACTTGTCAAAGTGGTAAATTTGCAAATAATGTTTAATTTAATTCGGATTTCATGTTGTCTTCTTAGTTGTACGGCGTCTAACTGGTGCCGGAGCAGCGGGGGGAACAACGGCTGCTGGTGTTTCTGGCACTGGAGCTGGAGCTGGAGCTTCTGGTACTGGGGCGACGGGTGCTGGTGTTTCTGAGACCTCTTCTGCCTCGATCTCAGGTGTCGCAGACTTGGGAGACACTCCTGCTGAGAGATTGGCGGCAGTGACGATTTCGGCACGGCGTGCAGCCCAATCAGGTGACTTCATCTCCTGATCCACATGAGTATTGTAAAGAGTAGCTTTCTCGGTGAAAGGTTTCTTCTCATCTTCACTCAGTTTCTTCCAGAGTTCACCAATGATTTTCATTCTTTCTGAGACTTTGATATCCTTAGATGTTTTGAATTCAGCCATCTTGGCTGACATGAAAAATTGGAAACCATTTTTGTGTGGAATTTTGTCTGATTTGGACTTAGAGGTTGTACGTTTTGCTCCAGTCGCTCGTTTGCCCTTCACTTTAACTGGAGGAACACTTGCAGTGTCTGTTGTGGTCACCTGTGGTGTGAAATGTTTCTTCACTACTTCCAGGAAACAGGGACGCATGGTTGCTTTTGTCTGATCATCCAGGTCACACACTGTGGAGAGTGCTTCGAGAAATTCTGTCACGATAGTTTCTTCTGCCATTGAATGTTGTTGTTTTGAGTTGATGAAATATGTGTTTCTCTTATGGAAGATAGGGATTTTCAGAATCAAATTTTCAAATAAACCAAATTATTTTCCATCAATTTAAAAATTGATTAGATGATCAGCATCGATCATCTAATCAAATATCAAAATACTGATGTCATCCAGATTTGAATTACCATGGATTGAAAAATACCGACCGGTCACCCTGAATGATGTGATTGATCATCAGGAAAAAATTAACACATTACGATCAATGATTGCTAACAATGAATTAACTCACCTTATATTCTACGGTCTTTCAGGGACTGGAAAAACTTCGCTGATCATGGCCTGTGCGCGCGAAATGTATGGTGATCAATACACAAAATACATTTTGGAATTAAATGCATCAGATGACCGCGGAATTGAAACTGTTCGCGTTAAGATTCCTAATTTTGTCAAATCCACATCCAATAAAATTCGATTGGTCATCTTGGATGAAGTGGATGCCATGACCAATGATGCTCAAAGTGCTCTTCGGCGAGTGATTGAAAAATATAGTAAAAGTAGTCGGTTTTGCTTAATTTGTAATAATATCAATAAGATTATCCCAGGACTGCAATCCCGTTGCACTAAAATGCGATTCGGTTACTTGGATACACAACAAATTATTACCAAACTGTGTGTCATCATCGACAAAGAGAAAATGAAAATCACACCAGCAGCTCTGGAGCGTTTAGTCTCCATCAATAAGGATTTCCGTCAGATTCTCAATACCCTGCAGTGTCTGCATATTATTAAATTAAATCAACGTGACCACTACCCACCCATTGAGCCAGATGAAATCAATCAATACCTAGGGGTTCCAACAGATCAAAAAATCTTGGAAATCCTGGATCTTTTGACCACCGATTCGTTCTCGAAAACCTGTCAAACTCTATTGGATGAGTTTCGTAACAATCAATGGAATTTGGCCGATTTGATTCACAAATTGGCCGAATATTTAGTCAAAAGTCAAAAGAGAACTCTATGGGTACCGAATAGGATTTATTTTTTGATCTGTCGGTTATCTGATATCGAATTCAAACTCAGTCATTCAAATGATACCGAAGTCCAACTATACGCGTTAGTTTCCGCTTTTCAACAGAGTTTATCCATTAATTGAAATAACGAGTGATGACCAGAATCTTTTCCAAATCGGCAAATCGTTGATTAAGAATTTGATTGGCTGCCTTGAGGTCCCGAATCAAATATCCACAATTGAGCTTTCTCCATCGATTGAAATACAACGTTTCATGTTGTTCTTTGGCTTGTTTGGCATGGGTCAGGATCTCATTGATCATTTGGATAGATGAATCAACATCACAGATGGACATTTTGACCGATGTTTGAAAAACATGACCGGCTTCCTCACTCAAATGAAATTCATTCACCAATTGTTGAATTTTCACAATTTTGACTTTGAGATCGCACTCCAACAGGAGTGTATTAAACTGTTCCAACCCTGGGTGACTGTCGGTCGCGAAATGTGTCAGAATATCAATTGTTTTTGAACAAGTCATGCTAATCGCTTCATAACATACTTTTGTTCCTACTCCACTTACCGCAATTCCTGTGGCAATGGCTGTTGTGGTCAGCATTCTTATATATTATATATTCATTGGATTTTCAAAATAGTTGCCATCACGTAATGATATCTGTTTGATATGATATTGGAAGTAAATGGGAGCTGAATTGAAGTTGCTTCGGTAATCGCTGATCATCATAATTTATGATAAAAATAATATTTTTGAGTTATCTCTGACGTCCTAGCGCGCAAAAAAACCTCGATTTTTAGAAATCCTCAAAAATCCAAAATTGCCTTTTGAACGATAAAAAGTTATTTATTTTAAATAATTTTCCGATCCTCCAATTTGGAGGAAATGGAGGAATAACTTTCAATCAAAGTAAGATAAAATTGTTAAAATAGCCTCCTCCAATTTGGAGGATCAGAGTTAATTTAACAATTTAACAATTTAATCACGCCAAAATCATTCATTTAACAATTTTTAACAATTTAACAATTTTTGGCTTCGATAAATTGTTAAAATTGTTAAATGAGTTACGTCTCGATTTACGCATTTTGTTAAATGAAACAATTAATCTCCGATTTTAAATAAATATCGATTCGATATTCAAATATTTTAGTTACATTAGGACGTCCAATATAATCATAAATAGAATTTACCTTAACAATGAACTATCGTTTTATCATAACCGGAGTCAGACGATCATAATTTATAATCAGAAGTTTGATAACTCACGATTCACAACAAAGCATCAGAACATCGTAAAATTAAGGCGGTTTTAATAATGATGGTGTGCACACGGCTAAGAATCATAAATCTATTTTTTATTTTTATTTTTCTTCCTTCCAGGTTTTCCTTCCTCTTTTAAACCAAAGGAGACTCGTTTTCCTTTGTTAGGCATCAAAGGAACACAGAACAGTTTGTTTCAAAGTAGACCCCCTCTAACTCATGACTGAGAATCCCAGATTTGCAGATTTGCGATTTTTCATGACTTTTTTTGAAAATTTCGTTTTTTTTTCTAAAAAAATTTTTTATTTTTTCATTAAAATCATGAAAAAATTTAAATTTTTACATCTT